ATGAACAAAAAGCGGAATGAGGCTATGAACGCGGCTATTGAAGCGTTGATTAAAGAATTGGGGCGAGAGCCAATTGCATCGGATCGCGTGGTGGCAATCTCCAAGGCAATTGAAACTCTCAATGGAATTAATTCTTTCTCACAGATTGGAAATACGAAGTCGATAAGTTCTGAACTACCTAGCGGTTGGTAAAGAGGTAGGTGCAACACCAAGGGGAGGGGAGCACATTGGAACAAAATCTAGAAGACATTAAAGAGATCCGGGAAACACGTGATCCTGAAGAAGTAAGACAGTTGTTGAATGAAGGCTGGGTTATGAACTACATCAGCCATGAACCAAGTCGGAGCCGTTTTGTACTTGTGAAATTCGAATAGAAAGGCGGGACTCAAATGGAAGCAGGGATTTTTAAAGTACAGGTTGATTTCGGCCAGCTGCAAGACGCCATTAACGATGCCGTGGATCAGGCAATAGAAAGACACGCATTAAAGTCTTCTTTGCCACCTATCCTCAATAAGCAACGGCTTATGGAATTGTTGGATATTGGTGCGACGAAAGCAGGAGAGCTTTTGAATCGCGAAGACTTCCCTGTCATTCGAGAATTTGGACATCCAAAGGTACCGACTAATTCTCTCATGATTTGGATCGACGAACATACCGAATGGATCCGGGACAACGCTGGTGAAAAATCGAAGGTGAATAGGAAGGGGCGGGTTGCGTAAGATGCGATTTCGGTGGATTCGTAATTCATCCAGAACAGGCTGCATCTCAGCAATAGTAACGAGAAGCCTACTGAAAAATATGGATTTAGAGATCGCGCTGGACATGTCACTTCCAAATTACGCAATGAACCCGGAAAGCTTATCGAAGCTTGAAAGGAAAAGTGTTCTAAAAGAAGCGTCGGATAGTTTGAGAAGGATAGAAGAAACCCGCCGGAGCGGATCCAGCGCCAGCGGGTGAGGGGATAACAAGGGGACGGGAACAACTTACACCTTAATTTTATTCCGAATGGATGTCACAAAACAATATATCTACTGAGCCAAATTGTCCATTTTGAAAGCTTTAATGAGCTGTTTTGTCCAGTTCCCCAGATGCTATTGGACAGGGGGAGGTGAGAAAATTGTCTATAGGAGATGTGATACAGACATTTAGAAAAGAGCAGGGTCTGACACAAGAGGAATTTGCAGAACAGATTCTAATTGATCGCTCTTCGGTAGCTAAGGTTGAGAACGGTAAGCGACAGGCACAAAAGCATTTTATGAAACAGGTTGCTGACACATTCGATGAACCTCGGTTATATCTAGCGATCCAAGAAGAAGTCACAGGCGGTGCCAGTGTTCCATATCTGGACAACGCCGACTTACATAGAGCAGCGACACATTTTAAATCAATAGAAGAAGCGGAAGAAGCGCTGATGGTCATGCGATCAGCGCCTATATCGAAGAAAAGAGAACAACTTACAGTTGCTGATCAGGAGCTAATGAAAGCAATGATAATTGAATGCGTTGAAGCCATTACGGCACTAACGCATCACGTGATGGTCCTTTGTAAGGAATATGCAATCAGCTACCTAGGGATCTGGAAGCAACATAGAGCAGAGCTGAAAGCTAAAAAATATATGAAATGAGGTATCGGTATGTTGAGAGAAGAGTTAGCCGCCGAGGCGAGGGAAGCAGGTAAAAATGCTTCACATAACTTGGAATGGATCCGCAAGAATCCAGAGGTAATGTTGCCTGGCAAGATAGATTCTGCTGAATCTTATTTGAATAAAATGATTGGATTTGCAGAAGCAGAAATAGAAAATGCCCGCCTGGCAGGGCGGACACTTGGTTTGAGAACACGTCTTAAGAGTCTCTTGGTGTCTATTTTAAACGGTGAACGTCAGAAGCGCAAGGGGATTGAGTTATGAATGCTCCAGTCGCCCTATCACCTGCAGATGTATATATCACTACCACACAAGCACTAAGAGCAAGTACGGAATCTATTTCACAATTCATTCAGGAGGATCCTGAAAATGCGCAACGTTTGAATGAGCTCAACAGCCAACGAGAAGAAGCTTACCGGAATTGGACCAATGCAGCCTATCTACTAAAGACATTGCCCGCATCGGAAATGTCGGTGGCGTTGAGTCGGATCGAGCAAGAACTGAATATTTGAGACAGAGCCTTGGCTTTGTCTCTCGGCGTCGGACAGTATCCTGACCTATTCTCCTGTTCGGCGTCGAGAGATGCGGCTGACGCATCAATTACATATGAAGGGAGGACAAGACCATGCAAGTGATTCAAGTTCTGACCGTTGTCAGTAACCCGACAAGAATTTTTGAAGTTGGTACTGAGGTCAACGGGCGCGAAGTAATTGAAATTAAGCAAGTGGGTGAAGACACAATATCCGAATTTTGGGTGATCGACGAAAACGAACAGATTATTGTCAGTGTCGAAAACTGTCCGGTCATCGTGGAATGGCAGAACATTGCCGAACATGATCAAACAGAAAATGACCCGCGGGAACGGGTCATATCTGGTGCAAAAATTTAATTTTGTTGCCCCCATATTAGCAGATGGGGGCGAATCACACAAGAGGGAGTGATTGAATTGTCAACTGCTTTTTCGGCTGACGTATCTGGTCGAACAATCGATGTGGAGATTCAGCCAGCTACACAATATTCTCCACCCGTCCTGACCATACGGCAACAAGCTGGCTCATTCCAACTGCATGCAGATCCGGAGCAGCTAGCAGAATTGGAATACAAACTCCGGACATTTCTAGATGGTATTCGCTATCCGGAGACGCCAGATCAACAAGTTATTTTAGACAAAGAAATCAATCAATCTATTGAGGAGGGAATCGCTTGAAGAAAATCGTACTGGAGCGCCTGACGCTCCGCAATTTTAAAGGGTTCAAGGATTTCACCATTTCAACGAACGGCGGCCATGTTGACGCATACGGAGATAACGGCACCGGGAAGACGACTCTGTTCGATGGCTTCACCTGGCTACTGTTCGGGAAGGACAGCGCCAACCGATCGGAACAAAAGTTTGAAATCAAAGAACTGGACTCCACGGGTAAGGTTCTCCGGCACAAGCTGGAGCATGAAGTGGAAGCGGACCTTCTGATAAACGGCCGCAGGAGAACTTTCCGCCGGGTTTATTCTGAGAAATGGACCAAGAAGCGTGGATCCGTTACGGATTCTTTCGAGGGCCACACCACGGATTACTATATTGACGGGGTGCCAGTAAAGCTTTCGGAGTACCAAGCCGAAGTTGATTCACTTATTAAAGAGGATCTATTCCGCTTACTGACAAGTCCTTCATTCTTCAACGAGCAGCTTAAAAAGGAAGAACGCCGGAAGGTACTGCTGGAAATCTGCGGTGATATCACAGATGCAGAGGTTATTCATTCAAATCTAGCTCTCAGTCGGCTGCCTGCTATTCTGGGTGACCGGGCAGTGGAAAGTCATCGGAAGATGGTAGCTGCTCGGTGCAAGGCAATCAACAAAGAAATCGAAGAGCTTCCGGTCCGGATCAGCGAGGCTCAACGTAGTCAGCCAGAAATTTCTGATCTAGATGAGGAGTTGCTTCAAGAGGATATCGATACGCTTCGATCCCGATTGAAAGCCAAAGAGGAAGAGAAGCTTCGTATCCAAAACGGCGGGGAAACAGCAGTCAAAGAAAAGCGAATCCGCGAAATTGAAGGCGAGCTTCTTAATATACAAAATCGATTGCAGTCAGATGCGCTGGATCAAGTGGCCATCAAGCGCAATGAAACTGGCCGGTTACAAGGAGAGTATGACGCTTTACGTCGGCAGATCGATGATAAGCGTCATCGGATCCAACAGAGTGAAAGAACTATTGAGGCTAGAAAACAAGAAGTCACACGCTTAGGGGCTGAATGGGCAGAGGTTAACGAAAAAGCGTTTGAAGGCCATCAACACGATGAAAACTGTCCGAGTTGCGGACAAGCCCTTCCTGCTGAGCATATTCAAGAGGCTCATACCAAGGCAGAGGCAGCGTTTAACCGCTCCAAAGCTGAGAGACTGGAGCAGATTAGCAACAAAGGAAAAGCTGCTAAAGAAGAGGTTCGTCGTTTGGAGCAAGACAATTCCCGACTACTGGATGAGATTAATCAGTTAAGCGACAAATCAGTTATTATGCAAGCTGATCTGAAGGCAGCTGAGACAGAACTTGAAAGGTTACGTTCGGGCATTCAGGATCCTAAGGCAGATCCAGAATATCAGCAACTACTTACAGAGAAGGAAATTATTAAACAGGAGATCAGTCGTCTTCATGATTCTGCTAATGAAGAATGCTCGCGGGTTCAGCAAGATATAAACGGTATACAGGCTGAACTTCGCAAGCTGGAAGAGGATAAGGCAAATTTTGCTCAGGTACGGAAGACGGAGCAAAGGATCGCAGAGCTCGAGAAGCAGGAGAGAGTCCTAGCTGCCGAATATGAGCAGTTACAAGAGGAACTGTTTCTCACAGAAGAGTTCACCCGTTCTAAGGTTGCTCTACTGGATTCGAAGATCAATTCCAAATTCAAATATGCACGTTTCCGACTGTTTGAGGAGCAGATCAATGGGGGGTTGAAAGAAGTTTGCGACACTCTCTACAATGGCGTTCCTTATGACGGCGGGCTCAACAATGCGGCTCGTATTAACGTCGGCCTGGACATAATCAACACACTCTCTGAGCATTATGGATTTTCGGCGCCGATCTTTATCGACAACGCTGAGGCTGTAACGCAATTGATTGATACGGATGCCCAAGTGATCCGGTTGATCGTTTCCGAAACTGACAAGAAGCTCCGGATCGAAGCAAAGAACAAAAGCATGCAGGAGGCGATCTAATTGACTACAGAAAAACAGCAAGCTATTGCAAAAAAAGAACCGACACAATCTGAGCGTTTCATGACCAAGGTGATTGCAGAGTTTGGATCCAGCGTAGGGGAAGTTGCTCTAACGAACTTCCAAAAGCGGTTGGCACAAAACTACTTCATTGCGCTGGATAGCGTATTGAAGACAACAGAGGAAAAGCGGCTCAAGAAATCTGAGAAGTACCGTGATCAGTTGCCAGTAACTTGGGCTAACGTGAACATGGACAAGCTGTCCAGAGACGTTGTGGCCTACGCGAGAATTGGATTTGATCCGGCACAGCCTAATCATATCAACCTAGTCCCTTTTAAAAACAACAATACTGGCAAGTACGACATTGTATTTATCGAAGGGTACCGGGGTCTTGAACTTAAGTCCGTCAAATACGGTTTAGATGTTCCTGATCACGTAACGATTGAATTAGTTTACTCCAACGATTATTTTGCGCCTATCAAAAAGGATGCGAATCATCCACATGATAGCTACGAATTCGAAATTAAGAACCCTTTTGATCGGGGAACGATCCTTGGAGGATTTTATTATCACTCCTACACGAAGGTCCCAGAAAAGAACAAGCTGGTCATGATGACACTCAAAGAGATTGAGAAGCGGAAGCCTGATCACGCAAGCCCTGAATTTTGGGGCGGCGAGAAAGACAAATGGGAATGGGATCCCAAGGCTAACAAAAATGTAAAGAAAGGCACTGAAAAAGTCGAGGGTTGGTACGACAAGATGTGCTGGAAGACGGTATACCGCGCAGCGCATAGCGACATCACCATCGACAGCCAGAAGATTGACGATGATTATCTTCGTCTTAAACAGATGGAGAGCGACTTCGCTGAGGCTGAAGTTGAACAGGAAATTGGTGCCAATGCCAATAAAAACGTCATCGATATCACGCCTCCTGGTGAACCCGAAGAATCTGCTTCGGATGTTACCCAGCAGAATCCTGATACTGGGGAACAGCCAGAAATGGATTTTGAGGATTTTAGCAGTGATGTACCACCTATGGAGTCGGCTGGTAACAGCCCTGAGTCCTGGTGATAGACATCCAATGTTTCGGCTCCAGCAGTGCGGGCAATGCCTACCGGATAACGGATGGGCACACGGCTCTCCTGCTGGAAGCCGGTTTCCCTTATAAGGCCCTGCAGAGGGCTCTGAATTTTAGAATGACAGAGATTTCCGGTTGCTTGATCACACACGAACATCTGGATCACAGTAAGGCCGCTGCTGACGTCATGAAGGCCGGAGTGGACGTTTATACCAGTCAAGGCACAGCGGACGCCAGAGGGTTATCAGGGCATCGACTGAAGGTGATCAAGGCCATGGAACCATTCTCTATTGGTACATGGAATATCCTACCGTTTGATATACAACACGATGTAGAGGAGCCACTAGGTTTCCTTCTGGCTAATACAGATGGAGATAAGCTTGTATTTCTCACAGACACCTATTATTGCAGACATCGTTTTCGAGACCTGACCCACATTATGGTGGAATGCAATTATTCATTAGATATTGTCAGAGAACGCGTAGAATCGGGGCGATTACACCCGGCTCAAAAGAAAAGATTACTTCGATCACACTTTGGCCTGGAACATGTTAAAGGTTTCTTGAAAGCCAACGATATCCGATCAGTTCAAGAGATCTGGCTGCTCCATTTATCAGACGGAAACAGCGACGAGGAACGATTCAAACGTGAAATACAAGAGACAACGGGCAAATTGGTGCGGGTGGCCAGCCGATGATTGATAACAAACCTTTGATGCGCAGCATGATGGGTGAGCAGATTTGGAAGCTCATGCGGACCGATCCAGAAGCATTCAAACGTGAGACCCGGGATTACTTTGCTCGGGGATACCCTGGATGGACAGTGACAAAGGTTAAATACCCGATTGTGTTCCTACGGGATGATAGGGGGCGTCAAACGTGAATAGGCCTGTGCAACTTGATCTCTTTGAGAATCAACTTGATCAATCTATTTTAAATGGCATGTACTATGAACGGTCTTCAGGTAAGTTTGTCTCCTACGTCCTCGGCCGGCGCCACTTTGAGGTATCGCTGGGCCAATGCCTTGGGGATAAGGAATGGAAAGAACGAATTATGAGGGAGCGTGCGATATGAGAGTAATGACACAGGAAGAATTAAACCAACGTACGAAGGAAATTGTTGATTTTCTTTCCGAAAAAAACGAGGAAGCGAAGATGGCGGGGATTGATCAGCACGGCCACTTCTATACTTCTGTTGCCTTTACATTAGGATCATTGATCGGATTCGATTTCAAGCCTGAAGGATATGGTCCAATGATCTCTACAATGATCGAATCCCTTACGGACGGGCTGCAGACAGGCGCCCAGGGCAAGGGAGTAAATGGAACCTTTATTAAAATCGTGCGGGATTGATAGCAATTTAAGGGGATGATCAGATGCCCGAGGGAAGTTACCCTTTTCCGATTTACTCTGGATTACTGGAGCCAGAACACTACAAGAAAATAGGCAGCGCGATATGGCTTTTCCTCTGGTGCGTAAGCTCCACAACGGCGGAGAAAGACGAAGAAGGAACGCTCTGGGGCATCGTCCTTGGGAACAAGCCTATGAAGCTGTCAGAGATATCCGAAAGGTTCGGAGTCAATGACAAAACTGTGAGCCGCTGGTTAGACACCTTAGAGATCCATCAATACATACGAGTGACCAGAGCTCCAAGAGGCTTGATACTTTGGGTCAGAAATTCCAAAAAGAGAACGGACAAAAATGTCCGATCACCCGAAAGTGAACAGACAAAAATGTCCGATCACATCGACGGTGATAAGACAAATATGTCTGATCACAAACAAACTGATCAGACAAAAATGTCCGATCAGACGTCATTTTCGGATAGTGATCGGACAAATATGTCTGATCTAAAAGATATTAAAGATCTTATTACTACTACTCCTACTACTGATGATTGGCTTGAGGACGAAGTTAACGATCCTCAGTTAGACGGGATGATCGAGTTGTTGAATGCTTACTGTAAGTTGCACAGCAAGCTTGATATACATGTCACCCCTTACGAACGTGAAGCCATGGGTAAGATGGTCGCCGGAGGTACGCCTAACCCTTTTACCATTCGAACTATGGCAAGCCTGCTCGAGGCTAAGCGAAAGCGTGAGGGTGCGCGTTTTAAAATGCCCAAGAGCTTTCTGTACTACGTTGAAGGCATTGAAGAGGCTTGGCAGAACTCCCAAACTATCAGTCCGCCGATGGATGGAGTCGCCCAGGGAGAGCCAGAGAAACCGAAACGAATGAGCAAGCAGCAGCGAGAGCTTGAAGATTTGCGGAGGCGAGCGAAGGAGGAACGACAACGTGAACAGAGCAGAAGTGTTTGATCTGTTGATCGCTATCAAAGAGAATTACCCCCATTTTGATGCGAGTGACGAAAACGTGAATCGTCATCTGAAATATTTGCATGACTTCCCATATACAACTGCAATGGCCAACTTGGACGAACATATTCGGACAGGGAAATGGCCGCCAAACATTGCAGAGATTCGCGGAAATTTGGGAGATCAGGAAGCCAGATTGCAGGAATTATCGGATACGCAGGCATACCTGCAGGAACGAGAAGTAAGCCGGAAGCAGGCAACGTTACCTCCGCCAGGGTGGAAGGATGGTTTGATTGCAAAACTCATTGGTTCCAGGCATTGAATTGCCTTATAGCACGGAGGTTGAACAGGCTGCTTTGGGAGCGTTGCTGCTCTCACCGTCAGAAGTTCTCGAGCAAGCAGGTAGGCTTACAACAGACGTTTTCTACGATCGCGCTCACCGTCTGATTTACGAGGCAATTGCAGAATTGGCCGAATCACAGGAACCAATCGATCTGGTGACTGTAGCCGCTGTGCTGAACGACAAAGGTGAATTGACGGACATCGGCGGCGTAGCATACCTATCATCACTTGCCGGAGGTGTCCCGACCACTGCAAATGCCGGTTATTACTTCAAGCAGTTGGAGGATATGGCGATCCGTCGGCAATTCATCGAGACCAGCCTGCTCCAGATACAGCAGGCTGCTGCCGGCAAGGAAGTTTCTCAGTTACTGGCAAGTGCCCAGAAATCGCAGACCAAGCTTGCGGATCGGGTAGCCCCTGAGCAGGATTTTAAGCCGATCAAAGACGTGTTAATGCGATTTGTCGAAGACACCGAAACCAAAGCCTACAACGTCAAACATGGGATCATCAACGGCCTGCAGACAGGTTTCACTGATCTCGATGGCATCACAGGCGGATTGCAGCGGAGTGACCTGGTTATCGTAGCGGCGCGACCATCCGTGGGTAAGACGGCCTTCGCCTTGAACGTTACCCAGAATGTTGCCAAATCTACAGACGAAGCAGTAGCGTTGTTCAGCCTTGAGATGTCGGATGGTCAGTTTGCACAAAGGTTGGTGAGTTCTGAAGGACAGATTAACGCCAGCACAATCAAGAACGGTGATATACATGATTCTGATTGGATCAGGATGGCTGATGCAGTAGGAATTCTGGGTGAAACCAATATCTTCTTAGATGACTCTTCAGGAATTACCATTCAGGATATCTGCGCCAAATGTCGCAGGCTCAAAAAGCAAACAGGAGGGCTTGCGCTGGTCATGATCGATTATCTGCAGCTGATTGAGGTCGCAGGTCGTGGCAAGTCTGGAGAGAACCGGCAGCAGGAAGTGTCTTACATTTCACGGACACTGAAGCAACTTGCAAAAGAGCTGGACGTTCCCATTGTGGCCTTGTCCCAGCTCAGCCGGGGTGTGGAGCAACGTCAGGACAAACGACCGATGATGAGTGACCTGCGGGAGTCTGGTTCGATTGAGCAAGATGCCGATATCGTGGCCTTCTTATACCGGGATGACTACTACGATAAGGAATCTGAGAAGAAGAATATCATCGAAATCATCATTGCCAAACAGCGGAACGGTCCTGTGGGAACTGTGGAGCTGGTGTTCTTGAAGCAGTTCAATAAATTCGTCAATTATGACCGGATTCATACGGACCCTGGTCCAAAACCACCATATCCGCCGAAGCAGAACAAGGTGGTCAACATGGAAAAACGCCAATGGGCGTGAATGGAGGAAGGATGATGGGGAGTCCATGGAGTAGATGGAGCGTCTACGAATACATGAAGCACCGTTTTGTCCGGACTGGCCAGGTGCCTGATCAGGACGAGCTGCAGGCTGAATTCGCGGGGATTGATCAAACTGAGCTCCAAGAGGGGATTGCTGAGTTTGAAACAATCGCTACGGTATGGCCAGGAATGGAGATGCAGCATGCAACGAAAATTGATTGACCCATATTTTCAAGAGTCCCCGTGGGAAATCATCTATGACGACGATGGACGGCAGATAGGGGAGGTTTTCATGCTCTTCGGGGAATCGAGAAAGGAGGCGACGCCATATGATCCAATTCACCGTGTACGGCGAACCCGTCGCGCAGGGAAGGCCAAAGTTCAGCACCGCCGGCGGCTTCGTAAAGGCTTATGACCCGGCGAAGTCACGAGATTATAAGGATTATGTTCGGCTCGCTGCTGCTGAGCATGCACCAAAAAGTCTATTGGAAGGGCCGGTCGGAATGATGCTCACCGTTTATCGATCGATTCCTAAAAGCTTCAGCAAGAAGAAGGCAGCAGCAGCTGAGGCTGGGGAAATACGTCCGACCACCAAACCGGACGTGGACAATTATCTAAAGGGCGTAAAGGATGCTTTGAAAGGTGTCATTTGGAAAGACGACAGCCAAGTCGTTGAAGTGTTTACTCAAAAGAAATACAGCGGCAGACCGCGTATTGAGGTCAAGATCAAGGAATTATCTTAAATATCTTACGAGGGGAAAGTGATAGGGATGGTTAAAAGTTATGCAAAATTCACAGCTGAAATACAAAAAGGGATCAACATCAAAGGTTCAGATGTAGAAATGAAAATATTAATTCCGTTGAAGGCTGCTCAACCATATCTGAATTTTCTAAGCAATAGCCAAGGTAACGAAGTAAATATCTTTGTAGGAGATCCGCAGATGGCTTTCGATTTCGAAGAGGATGAAGACGATGCCTACAAGCTCTACCAAGGCGGGCGCCGAGTAACTGCAGATGCTTCTGGTGTGGTGACATCCATTGAGCAGCCGGACGAGCTGAAGGATGAAAATCAGGCTGAGTTGGATTTAGAGGGGGCAGCTTCTGAAGCAGAATCGGAAGGGAATGAAGAACATTCTGGTGATCCAGCGGGAGATCCAACACCGGCAGATGATGGTGACGAGCTGAACGATTACGAAATGGAAATCATGGGCGAGGGCTCAACGCAAGAAGGCTCTGATCTTCCCGAATGGATGCAGGAACAGCAGCAAGTGGAGAAACCGGATGGACAAGAAATGAGCTTCGAGGATTCTGGTCAGGATACTGCAACTAATGGTGTTTCTGAGGTTGAGGAGCCTCAGGCATCCAGCGATGAAGAGATTAGCAAGGAAGCATTGGAACAGTTCATTCTAAAAGAACGTCCTTTATTTGAAGATATTCCATTGGATTTTCCTGAATTGTTAGAACGGAAACGTACGGGGGAAGTGACCTGGCGTGAGCTAGCGAATAGCGTCGGCATGACATCCGGCCAGCTGAACGGAAAGTATGCAAAGTATAAAGAAGCGGTGAAACAGCAAATGAAAAGCAACGGCGTCGCTTAAATATATATGAATTAACACCCCCGGTCGAAGCAGACCGGGGTACCTAATTACACGTTTTTAACAGAACGTCAGTTCTTGTGGGAGGGGAAGCAACATGAAAACATCGGTACCGAATCGTGAAAATGAATTGAAGGGGTCACCCCCGAGCGAGGTCAAGGAATACAATCTCAGCCCTGAAGAACTTGCTCAGATTGTTGGAAAACCCATTCCGGCATCGCATACAAAGCCGTTCAAGTTTCGGTCTAAGTCGAAGGAGTGAATCGGATGCAGGAAATCATCGTTGATAACTTCGCTGGAGGCGGGGGGGCCTCTACTGGCATTGAACTTGCAACCGGCAGAAGTGTAGATATCGCGATTAACCATGATCCGGCAGCGATCGCCATGCACCGAGCAAACCATCCTGAGACAGAACATTATTGTGAGTCGGTATGGGATGTCGATCCCCGGGCGGCAACTGCCGGGCGACCCGTTGGATTGGCTTGGTTCTCACCGGACTGCAAGCACTTTTCCAAGGCCAAGGGCGGAAAACCTGTTGAAAAGAAAATTCGGGGTCTTGCTTGGATCGTCCTTAAGTGGGCAGGAAAGGTACGACCCAGGGTCATAATATTGGAAAATGTTGAGGAATTCAAAACTTGGGGCCCCGTCAGAAACGGCCGCCCGGTAAAAAGCAAGAAGGGCCAGACATACGAGCTTTGGAAGGCGCAACTTGAGAGTCTTGGATACAAGGTGGAGAGTCGAGAACTGAGAGCTTGTGATTACGGAGCGCCGACGATTCGGAAGCGGTTTTTCTTGGTAGCCCGGCGGGATGGCCGCCCGATCGTTTGGCCGGAGCCAACGCACGGAGCGCCAGACAGTCCAGAGGTAATAAGCGGGAAGCTTAAACCATGGCGAACGGCCGCTGAAATTATTGACTGGTCAATTCCATGCCCGAGCATATTCGAGCGAAAGAAACCGCTCGCTGAGAACACAGAACGACGGATAGCACGAGGCCTTCAACGCTTCATCTTGGAAAACCCCAATCCGTTTATTGCTCCTTTCGTGATCAAGGTCAATCATCACGGCACGGACTTCCGCGGGCAGCCAATCGATGAACCACTCCAGACCGTCACGGCAAAGAACGGCTGGGGAATCGTAACTCCATACATCGCCCGGATCGGCCAGACCGGATTCGGAGAGGACCGACTCCAATACAAGGCTGAAGATCCGCTAACAACCGTAACGACTAAGGCGGAACACTTGCTAGTGAGCCCGACGCTAATCGAAATCGGATACGGTGAGGGGCCGGGTCAAGCACCTAGGGTGCCGGGACTCCATAAACCACTTGGAACGGTCGTCTCCGGTGGGAGAAAGCATGCCTTGGTCGCGGCGTTCTTGGCGAAGCACTACGGCGGCAATTATACCCGGCCAGGAACCGGTCTGGATGAGCCGCTTTCCACAGTGACTACGGTTGATCATAACGCGCTGGTAACGGCGCACGTCGTCAGGCACTTCGGGGAGTCGGTAGGTAGCCCGGCAGACGCACCTCTTGGCACAGTGACAGCTGGAGGCGGTGGAAAGTCCGGCCTAGTAACGTCACATTTGGTCAAGCTGCGGGGAACCTGCCAAGACGGGCAGCCACTTACGGAACCGATGCCGACGATTACAGCCGGCGGGCTGCATGTTTGTGAGGTCCGGGCCTTCCTGCTCAAATACTATGGCAGCGCCGACAATGGTCAGCACCTGGAGGAGCCGCTTCACACGGTCACCACAAAGGATCGGTTCGGATTGGTCACGATCCACGGTGTGGACTATCAAATCATTGATATCGGCATGAGAATGCTGGAGCCACATGAACTGTTTGCAGCTCAAGGTTTCCCGATCAATTACATCATCGCTGTGGACGCTGACGGGAAGAAATACTCCAAAAGCGCACAGGTAGCCCGCTGCGGCAACGCCGTACCGCCACCGTTCGCAGAATCGCTGGTCCGGGCCAACCTGCCGGAGTTGTGTACGGGGGCCGGGAAAGCATTGACCCTTGAAAGGTACAAGGAGGCAGTCGGTTCTGGGCAAATGGAGTTCAGTCTTTGAAGAATTCAATGAGTCGAGCAATAAAGAATAAGCACCTAAGAGAAAAAAAGATAGATTCCCGTTTATCATTTAGCCATTTCAATAATACTTTTACTTTTTTCATTTTCAACAACTCCCATTGGTGGTTTGCCAGTGAAGTTTAATGTTCGTCTGGCACAGTAACCATCGGGCTATCCCGTTAAATAGTTGCTGAGAAATTTTAAGGAGGCTGACTATGAAAACCATAACCATAATTCAACCCTGGGCGACGCTAATCGCCCTCGGTGAAAAGCAGTTCGAAACTCGCAGCTGGTCAACAAAGCACCGCGGCGAGCTGGCAATCCATGCCGGCAAGAAGATCGATCGGGAAGCATGCGAGATTGAGCCGATCCGGTCCACGCTGGCAAAGCACGGGTATACTGCTGACAACCTGCCTACAGGAGCGATTGTGGCTCTATGTAATTTAGAAGAGTGCTACATGGTGGATAACCGTCATGACTATGGAACAATCGGTTTGAAAGCAAAGAATGGCAAATTCATAATGTGGGGCGGTAGTCGAGGCAATGAGTATTATTTCGGGGATTATTCGGATGGCCGATGTGCCTGGCAAACGTCAAACGTTCGACATCTGCGGGAACCGATCCCGGCCAAGGGCATGCAGGGGCTTTGGAATTGGGAAGGGATGATGGCATGAGTGAGATGTATAGTTTGACAGCTCGGCAAGCAGAGGTTTTAAATTTTATCAAATTTTACGTGAATAAGCATGGTTATCCACCAACCGTGCGAGAGATTGCGAAAGGGATTAACTGCAGATCAACCTCAACAGCGCACAATATGCTGGAAAGATTGGTTTTGAGGGGAGCTATTGAGAAGGGCGAAAGCCCACGGGCAATCAAAGTGGTGGATGTTGAAGGCGTGGAGACCAAACCAGGGCTTTATGATAAGTACACAGTGATCGACAATGATACCGGTCGTGCGGTTGATGGATCATGTTTTGTTTTAAGGCCGGGCAAGGACGCAGCAGCGGTGGGAGCGTTACTCCAATACGTTGAATTGACACCAAACACTGAGCTGGCAATGGACATAACCCGATGGTTGTCGAGACTGGGGGTAGCCCATGAATAACCAAGTGAATCTAATAGATGCTGACATGCTACTGGAATGTCTGAAAAAGGAAGCGGAGTTTTGCATCAAGGAAAAGTTTAACGAAAATAATACCCGATTTTATTTAGGACGTGAGACGGTTTTGACGGACATTATTAAGCAAATCGAGTCAGGCAGATTCGCTCTAGACATCATTAAGCCGGGATGCCGTGAAGAGGAATTGAAAGAAGCGATTGATTTCGTAATGAAGAACGAGATGCTCTATCACGCTGTTGACGCTCATGATCATTTTCAAGAAATTTTGGATTCCCTATACCCAAAGGAGAAAGAACGTGGATCAGACAAAACCAACGTGTGACTTGTGCCAAGAAAAAGAAGCAGTGTGTGATGAAGAACCAAGTGAATGGAAACAAAATGAAGGTTTGCTCAGGATGTTATAAAGATTTCTGGGGAAAGTGACACTGAAAGACCAGAAAATAAATAAGACCCCCTAATCCTTGGCCGGTCCGGGGGTCAATCGGTAATATATTCCTCTTAAAGATTATATCACAAAGGGGATTGAGGGGAATGGCGATGTCATGGGGGCAAGGGGAACTCTTTCCAACAGCGAATGAAGCGGAGAACCAGCGCACAAAATTCCTGCTCGGAAAATATAAAGAGATGACAATGCTCATGCACGATTTTGAAAAATTCGAAGAAGAATTAAGGCAAGTGGCTATTGATGGTGAAGCAGCTCGCCGCATCGATCAGGAGGATCTGCATGCTGATAAGACGGCCAATGCTACGATTCTGATCGAAAAGCAGCGCTGGGTATATCAGAGGTACCAGTTTTATACTCATCAGCTTCGCAGGGCATTCAGTTTGATCCAGGACGATGAGGCAAGGAGAGCTATCGATTACAGGTACATGCAAGGCTACTCCTACAAGGAGACGCTGCTGTTCTTCCGGCATGGTCTAAGTGACAGCACTATTCGCCGGAAGATATCAGAAGGCACTGAGAGCATGGCAAACAGTTTGAAGCTCATGGGGTTCTTTGAGCAAGATGACGCGGAGTTTTAACGTAGTAGACGTATATTGTAAAGGAAGGACGCAAACCATGAATAAACAACGTTACATGATTTTGAAGGGCGGAAGCCCAGCCATTCACAAACTGGGAGATATCGGCCGAGAAGAAGATGATCTTATCTTTGTAAAGTCGGAAACAGAGGATCACTTCATTGGAAATTTTGTTGAAGGATTCGGATTTGCGGATGTTGAGTTTAGGAAAAGTGATTGTCGACCGCTGACCCTGGATGAAATTGAAAAATTGAACAGTAGCGAGATTCGACTCGGAGGAATCAGATACAAAATGCGGGTTGATTCGGAAGGGTATCCAAATAATGATTAATGACAATACGAACGTAGAGCGAATTTTTGACCCTAAAGTGAACACAACCTGAACGGAGTTTGACCCTATGTTGAGCACCACATGACGGTTTTCCCATGATAGGATGTAAGCATAGAAAAAGGCGAGAATGACACGCACGGCTGCATGAATGCGGCAAATGACCGGGGCGTAACTCTTCTCGCTTTTTCTTATTATGAGATAGCTTTAACGAATGCGGCAAGCAAGCCAAGCGCTAGAACGACCATAAGTACACGCTTAACAATGATGTCATTCCATAGAATTTCGAATACTCTCAAACTCTCTCCTCCTTTTTGGTTTCTTCCAGAATAAACCTTTCGAAGAAGAATATCAAAAGAGTGAGTAATTTGAAGATTGAGTTGCCTAAAGCGACGCTATTTCAGTTTTACGGTAGTTTGAATTTTTGACTTCATTTTCAGCAACTCGTTAAAATGGTCTTGTCATTCGTATCTAGATACAAAGTACAGATGCTTTTAAAGCAAAGAGCGCAGCGTTTTTGCTGCGGCCGGTACGGTCGCAATGCTCTGACGGATCTCTCTGCAGGTAAGAACTGAATATATAATCCGAAGTCGTTCCTTTCTGGAGCGGCTTTTTTATTTCCTCGAAGGAGCTGATGTTAATTGAAATGGATTGAATGGTTGGTTCGAGTGACTGCAGGCAGCTCGCCACGAAATAGAAAGGAACGACGACATGGCCGGAAAACGTAATAAGCTTAAACGACCACGGTATAAGCCCAAGCAGCCGGACAAGTGTAAGAGGTGTGTTTGGGGTGAATGGACTGGTATGAAGCAGTTCTGTAGTAGACCAACTTGCGTGAAGAAGGGAAATACTTCCTGATGTCGAATTGTGATGTCGAGGGAGGGGTATTATGAAGAGAAATATGGACATAGTTCGCGACTTGCTTTTGCTCACTGAATCTCTTGGTCCGGAAGGGGAGCATCCTCAAAAAGTTCCTTATAAATCTTCATGGATTGATGGGGTTGACGACATAGAATTCTATTATCATGTTAGAATCTTAGAAGAGGCAGGTTTTATCTCTACTTATCACCTAAACCGCGAGTTTGATTTTGATACTAACACAGCTGGGCCAGAAAAATACTATCCTGTAACATTAACTTGGCAAGGACACGAATTTTTAGACTCTATCAGAGATAATAACTCTTGGGAAAAAGTAAAAAATTCATTAGGAAAGAATTTGTCGACCGTCCCTGTAGCAGTGTTGGCGACAGTTACGACGGAAATGGCAAAGGAATGGGCACTCAAAAAGTTAGGGTTAAAATGATCAATTTCTTTTCAAGTTGTTGAAAGAGTACCTAATGTGTTTTTGAAGTACTGATAGTGGGAGGGTTCAAATGACAATCGGAATTTCTAAAGCAAGAGTAGAAGCATCTCTTAGGGCAGCTGGGGTGAAAGATGAAAATATCATATCTGTGGTTGCTAACCTGATCGAAAAGAACAATGTTTTAATTAAAGCTCATGTTGAGGAGATGGTTCAAAGTGCGATAGCTCGTCTAAAATAGGCACCTTTTGGTGCTTTTTCTTTTGCTCTCAAATGACGAAATCTAAGCCGTTTTAAGGCGTTATCAGTCGAATGCGGACGAATAGTGGAACGGGTCAGGAAAATAGCAGAAAAGGGGCATAGCGTTGGCGTATGCTCCTATTTGTCGTTCATCCATATTAGAAACCAACTCAACTCAATTTAGTCGCTTTTAAAATATCATTGTCGTAATTTGGAAAATGAAGTATGATACTTCGAGGGAATGGAGGTTGTTTATGAAAAATAAAGAAGAAAACCTGAATAAAACCCCGAAAGGATATATAAATAAACTACACTTTATATACATCATTATTTGTCTTGTAATAGTAATTCTTGCAATATTGGCTTACACAATATGGGACAACGAAGCTGCGGGCGTTGGATTAAATAATGCTGCTACTGCTTCTTCGATCGTATTAGCAGTCGTTGCTATTGTCATGACAATAGTTGACATTGCAGGTCAGCGTAAAACGGTCTCTGATTTGAAGGATACTGCGGAGACTTTGGAAGAAAACCTCATTCAAACCAACAAGAGCCTTGAAACGGTAGCTACACTGGAAAACCAGTTGACTGAAACAATGGAAAGTATTCTTAAAAGCCAGCAGGAACTTCAACATGGAATCTCAAAAATACAGCACTCTTTTGGATCAGGGGAAGCAATAGATAAAGAAAAGCTGGTTGATCAACTGGAATTATTAAAGAATAAAACAGTGGTTATGCCATCACATGTTCGTGTTGTAAATCGCCAGAATGATATAAATGAATATAAGAATCGTTTTGAAATAAGGGATAGGATTCTATTAGTGCTTAAAACAAGGAAAGAATTCTCAATTACTGAAATATTGGAAAGTCCTGCAGTATCTTCTTTAGGCATTAAACGATCAGCTTTGAAATATGAACTAACTCGCTTAGTAGAGCAAGGGATAGTACAAAACAACAATGGAAGGTATGGTTTAAAAAGGAGAACATAGAAGCTTTAAGCACCTACTACGGGTGCTTTTTTTGATGCGATTAAAATCATTGGAGGTAGTGAAGATGAACATCAGAGTCGTCCCGATCGATCAAATCAACGCAGCAGCTTACAACCCAAGAGTGGATTTACAGCCGGGAGATCCGGAATACGAAAAGCTGAAGCGCAGCATTGAGGAATTCGGCTATGTGGAACCAATCGTTTGGAATGAGCGTACCGGCAATATGGTTGGCGGTCACCAGCGGTATAAGATCATGGTTCATGAGCAAGGGCATACAGAGTTGGCCGTCAGTGTCGTTGATTTGGACGATCAGCAGGAACGGCTGCTTAATCTCGCACTTAATAAGGTTTCCGGATACTGGGATGATGAAGCGTTGGCCAGGCTGCTTGACGACTTGCAGGGAAATGGCGCGGATTTCTCACTGTCTGGATTTGATGGTGAAGAGATTAGTAAGCTGCTGGCAGATTTTACGGAGCCGCCAGAAGATCAACTCGGTGATTTCAGCAACAAGGAGCTGGATTTATCCGAGTTTGACGAATCGAACTTCGATTGTAAGTGTCCGCGGTGCGGTTTCGTCTTTGATCAGGATGGAGCGTCATGAGTCGTCCTGCATGGGACTGGAAGTTGTCTGACTTGGTAAACGTCCAGCAACACGGTCACACAGTGTTCAGCTGCTTTGCATGTGGCGGGGGGTCAACGATGGGTTATAAGCGAGCTGGGTACCGGATGCTGGGTAATGTAGAGATTGATGCGCAGATGATGCGCATTTACCGCCGCAACCATAATCCACCACACCCGTTCTTGATTCCGATACAGGAATTCAAAGGAATGCCGAATAGTGAACTGCCGGCGGAATTGTTTGATCTGGATATATTAGACGGATCGCCACCTTGTAGTGTATTTTCCACGGCAGGCGCTCGGGAAGATAAATGGGGTGGCGAATATGCCTTTAGGGAAGGGCAGGCAGTGCAGCAGCTGGATGATCTGTTTTTTGATTTCCTCGATGTGGCCGATAAGCTCCGACCCCGTGTGATCATGGCAGAGAACGTTAAAGGCATGCTGATCGGCAAGGCTCGGGGATTTGTTAGCCTGGTCTTATCGCGTATGAGACGCATGGGGTACAGACCCCAGCTTTTCTTGCTCAATTCAGCAACGATGGGAGTACCCCAGAAGCGTGAGAGAGTCTTCTTTATCGCGTCTCGACAGGATATGTCCTTCCCTGAACTGAGGTTGGAGTTTAACGAACCTCCTATACTGTATAGAGACGTTCGGAGTGGGATCGGATCACCTATTACATCTGGAAGCAAGACTCTCCAACGTTGGTACAAGAAGCGCCCGCCTGATTTAAACATGGGGGATGTTACAGGACGAGAAGAGGGTAAAATCAGCAACTTCAATACTATACTGATTAAGGATCAGAAGGTTGCGAACACCCTTGCTAGCTCATCAGTGTTCCTACGGGATGATGTACCACAACACATCTCTGATACGGATATCATTCGGATGCAGACTTTTCCGAGCGACTATGATTTCATGGATGCTGACGTTCAATATGTATGCGGCATGAGTGTTCCCCCTGTGATGATGCAACGGATTGCTGAGCAGATCTATCTTCAATGGTTTAAGGCAAAATAAAAGGAGGACGCGCTAACGTCCTCCCCTTGGACCAGGGTATCCCCCGGCTGAGATAGCGGCGCGCCACGCGTGGCATTTTGCAGACATCCGCTATCTCGCATTCCATCATAACGGAAAGCCGAGGGGAACGACAATGGGAACACCTGAGAATAAAGAACTGCTTCTGCAGCATGAGCTCGCAGTCATGGAAGGTATCCTCGAGAGCAAGGAGCAATACCGGAAGATCGTCAAGGCAGGCATTGCCAAGTGGGTGAAGGACTTTCAAGAGGGCCGGATTGAGATCAAGACGGTGGATGACCTGAAGAAACTGATCGAGATTGACATCGAGCTGCAGAAGGATGACTTTTAAAAACCAAAATGTGATTTAAAACACAGGATGAACAGTTACCGGCATATTGTTTACATCTCCACATTTTTGACATCGAGAAGTTCCCGTCCATTCCCCAGGATGAGGGCCCTGATGAGCTATATTCTCGGGCGAATGGAGAGTGTCTTCACTACAAGTTCCACAGAAGATAATAACATTTAAGGGTTTCACATTTTCACCTCCTTGAATATCTGGATATATATAATATCCGTTTCCTATGGGGTTACCTTATATTTGTTTTTAAATTATTTACTTCCGAAGTCCATTTTTTTGTTGGGGGTGGTGATGGTGTAGCATGGCTAGAGCACGCGATCCTAACCGTGATCATGCTTATGAGTTATGGCAAGAGCACGGAGGAAATATAACGAATCGTCAGATTGCCGAACAGCTTGGTGTGGACGAAAAGAAGATAGCTGTATGGAAACAAAGGGATAAATGGAATGTTGTACAACAAACTGATTCGAATGTTGTACAACAAAAAAAACGTGGCGCTCCCAGAGGGAACAAGAACGCTGTCGGTAATCGCAGCGGAGCACCTGCAGGTAATAAACGAGCAGTAGGCAATAAGGGCGGGTCTGGAGGACCGCCAAGAAACAAGAAGGCCGTTACCACGGGGGAGTATGAAACGATTTGGCTTGATGCCTTGGAAGATGATGAGCTGGATCTCATCGATCTGATTGATACGGACCCGATCCTGCAGGCGGATGAAGCTATTATGAAATTCGAGATCCGCGAACGTAGGATGTTGCTACGGATCAAACGACTGACCAACGGTCTGACCGAAAAGGAACGACGGATTCTGTATGAGCTCAAGTCGGTAAAGGAAGCCGTGACGGTGCACGATGAGAAATCCGGTCTGACTAAGACGATTCCCGTCACGCGCACGGAGCTGGTAGAATCCGAGATTGAGGAAAAGACATTCCGTCAAATTGACGACATCATCGCTCTGGAAGAAGCGTTGACTCGAGTCCAGGACAAAAAACTGAAGGCCATTGAACTGAAGAACAAGCTACTGGATGAAGAACGGCAGGTCCGCATTGAAAAGCTGAAATTCGAGCTTCAAATGTTACGTGGCGGAGAAGCGGATGATGTGAAGGATGATGGATTCATCCAAGCATTAAGAGGAAAAGCAGTGGAGGTGTGGGCGGATGGCAAGACTGAAACTTAAACCGCCACCTTTCAAATGGAGACCCTTTTCAGAGAAGCAGATCCAAGTCTTAACTTGGTGGATGCAAGAAAGCCCACATCATGACAAAGACGGCCTGATATGCGATGGATCGGTCCGGGCTGGCAAGACGGTCGCCATGTCGCTTAGCTATGTGTTCTGGGCAATGGAGACATTTAACGGCGAGCAGTTTGGCATGTCCGGCAAGACCATAGGCGCGCTGCGTCGGAACGTTATTGGTCCGCTCAAGCGAATGCTAACGAGTCGGGGATACAGCGTTCATGACAACCTGACAGATAACGTCCTGACGATCAGCCGCGGGCTGATAGCGAACTACTTCTTCCTGTTTGGTGGGAAGGACGAGCGAAGCCAGGACTTAATTCAAGGGATCACGCTGGCCGGCATGTTCTTCGATGAGGTTGCCCTGATGCCGCAGTCGTTCGTTAACCAGGCGGTGGCGCGCTGCTCTGTTGAAGGTCGGAAATATTGGTTCAACTGCAACCCAGCTGGGCCTTATCACTGGTTCAAGGTTGAATGGCTGGATCAGGCTGTTGAGAAACGTGTGCTTCATTTGCACTTTACGATGGATGATAACCTGTCGTTATCTGAAAAGATCAAAGATGGTTACCGCCGGCTGTTCAGTGGCGTATTCTATAAGCGGTACATTCTTGGCTTATGGGTGTTGGCCGAAGGCGTTATTTACGACATGTTTGACAAGGACAAGCACGTTGTGCCGACTGAGGAACGGCCGTACACGCAGTATTATGTCAGTTGCGACTACGGTACTCAGAATCCGACCACATTCGGGCTGTGGGGCCAAAGTCAAGGTATCTGGTACAAGGTCAAAGAGTATCACTACGATGGCCGGGCGCGTAGTAGGCAGAAAACGGACGAGGAATACTGCGATGATCTCATAGAGTTTGTAGGCAAGCTGCCGATTAAGGGAATCATTATCGACCCTTCGGCAGCTTCTTTTATTGTGGCCATTAAGAAGCGTGGCATCCTGCGTGTTATCAAGGCGGCAAATGAGGTTGTAAATGGGATCCGTGACGTGGCTTCAGCATTAGTTGAAGGACTAATCAAGTACAATGACTGCTGTAAAGAGACATTCCGGGAGTTCAGCTCCTATGTTTGGGATGAGAAAACAGCTGCACGCGGCGAAGATAAGCCGCTCAAAGAGAACGATCACCAAATGGACGGTGATCGTTATTTTGTTCATACCATCGTGAAGCGTCGGGGCGGAGTGTTCTTCCCGGGGCAAGCGTGAAAGGAGGAATATCGTGTCATTATTGTGGCCGACAGATGAATATCAAAAGGAAATTGAAGACATTATCATTCGCGGTGCCCAGACGGCAGCTACATTAGAGCAAATCATTCAGCTTGAGATTGGCGGATGGAGGACCTCCCCTAAGCGGAAATGGATGGAAATTGGAGAACTCTATTACCGTAATAAAACGGACATATTGGAGCGGCAGCGAACAGCGATTGGAGCTAGTGGCGCAAAAGAACCTGTCGGTAACTTAGCCAATAACAAGCTGGCTAATGCGTTTGTGCGTAAATTGGTTGACCAGAAGGTTGGTTATCTACTCGGGAAGCCGCTCAGCATTCAAACAGACAACCCAAAGTATGCCGATGCATGGGATGAGGTTTTTGACAGCGCAATGTACCGCCGAATGCAGTCCACTGGGAAAGAAGCTGTTAATAAAGGAATTGCTTGGTGGTTTGTCTTTTATAACGAAGAGGGTGATCTTTCCTTTCGAAAGATGCATTCAAAGGAAATCATTCCTCTTTGGGCTGACGAGGCGCATACGATTCTGGATGCGGTCATCAGGGACTATGAAGTGATCGTTTACGAGGGTTTACAGCGTAAGACTGTCCGGAAAATTGAATGGTGGGATACAAAGGGTGTTCGCCGTTATGTAGTGGATGGAACTGGCTTTGTACCAGATGTGGAAGCTGGGCCGGTCGGATCCCATTTCTCGGTGATTACTGGTGGTCAGGAACAATCGATGAATTGGGAACGCGTCCCCTTCATAGCATGGAAATACAACGAGGAAGAGCAACCCCTTGTCGAGATCATTAAATCTCTGGTCGATGACTACGACCGCAACAAATCCGACAATAGCAATAACCTGGAGGATTTGCCGGAATCGATCTACAAGGTCAAAAATTACAGCGGGACAGATCCAGCGGAGTTCCGAAAAAATCTTGCGCTATTCCGAACCGCCTTTGTAGATGGAGATGGTGATCTTGATACGTTGTCACTGGCGCTCAGTGTTGAAACCTACAAGACCCATATGGAACAGGCCCGCAAGGACATTTATGAGTTCGGCCGAGGCGTTGACACGCAAGGCGTGGATATTGGCAGCGCGCCCTCTGGAATCGCCTTAAAGTTTCTATATTCGGATCTTGATCTCGATGCCAGTCTCATGGAGACCGAGTTTCAGGCGTCGCTTGAGCAGCTTCGGTGGTTCGTCGATACGCATCTATATAACACAACAGAGGTTGATTACAGTGAAGAGGATGTTGAGTTTGTCTTCAACCGAGATATGCCGATTGATGAGGAAAGCATCATTCGTGGGATAAAAGACAGTATTGGTATTCTGTCAGACGAAACGCTTGTTGCACAACATCCTTGGGTTCGAGCTGTTCAGGCTGAGCTGGAGCGAATTCAGAAGCAAAAAGAGGAGTCTCTTGAGCGCATGGTCGCTTATGGCGGGCTTCCACCGAATACAACGCCTGATGCTACCAGTGAGGATGGCGATGATGAATGAAATCGGAAGATTACTGGGCGCGCCGGATGGAGGATTTGAACGAGGCTGAACTTCGAAAGGGAGAAGCCTACATCAAAACTCAGAATGCTGAGTTTGATAAAGCTATGACCAGTATCAGAAAGGAAACGGAAGACTGGTATGCTCGATTGGCAAAGAACAATGAAATTTCCATGGCAGAAGCCCGTAAGCTTTTGACGGATAATGAGCTCAAGGAATTTTACTGGACGGTGGATGATTACATTAAGGCTGGCCAGGAAAATGCTATCGATCAGCGATGGATGAAACAGCTTGAGAACGCCAGTGCCAAGGTCCATATCACCCGGTTAGAGGAGCTGCAAACAAAGCTGCAGCAGGAAGTCGAATTGCTGTCTGCCCGGCGAGTTAAAGGTTCAACCGAAGTACTAGGCGAAATCTACAAGGACGGATATTACAAAGGTATCTTCGAGGTACAGCGAGGTGTCGGAGAGGGCGTGCCATTTGCGCAACTCGATGCCCGTCAGATTGACAAGGTACTAGCAAAGCCTTGGGCCCCCGATGGCCGGAATTTCTCAGCTCGAATCTGGGGGGAACGAGACAAGCTATTGTCAGAGCTGCAGACGGTCCTTGAGCAGGATTTAATAGGCGGCGAGCCATCGGGTAAGGTGATCGCCAACTTTGCCAAACGCATGGGGGTTAGCAAGACTGTGGCCGAACGCTTAATCCTAACGGAATCTGCGTACTTTAGCGGCCAGTCCCGGATTGACGGGTATAAGCAGCAATGGGTTAAGGCCTACAAATTCGTAGCGACTTTGGACAAGCGGACGTCTGCTCAGTGCCGACGAATGGACGGTGAAGTAATCCTCTTGTCAGAGGCAAAGCCTGGAGTCAACTATCCCCCACTTCACGCCTATTGCCGATCGACCACCATTCCTTCCTTTGATGATGAAGTCGAGACAGGGCCTGGGGAGCGAGCTGCACGAGGGAACAGTGGGAAGACCTACAGTGTCTCTTCCAACATGACTTACAAGGATTGGACGGCCAAGCATGCACCCAAAGACGCCGAGAAGCCGCCTAGGGCGGCAGAACCGGAGCCGGTGACTCCGTCGGCGGTCAAAACAACAGCACCGGAGGACCCCGCAACGCTGCTGAGAACGAATGATAAACAGCCGATGCCGCTAACTCGTGGTGAAGAAGCTGCGGTAAGTCGGTATATTGGCGGGGAATCTTATGTTCTAAACGAAAAGCTTCGCCGCGGGCAGCCTCTTGAAAGCAGGGAGATGGAGTGGATTGAGGAGTTGGATAAAGTTCTCAATAAATTACCGCCATACGAAGGGGATGTTTCGAGGTCTCTGCATTTCTCTTCGGAGGAATCCCTCGAAGAGTTCATGGCAGACGTCAGGCCTGGAGCCGTGGTACAATATCCTCAATACATCTCGACAACAGCTGGGGCCATATACAATCCTGACGGACAGGTTCAAATGATTATTTTAGGGGCTCGACAAGGCCGCGACATCACATTGTACAATCCGGGGGAACAAGAAGTTTTGTATTGGAGAAATTTCGGATTCGAGGTCGTCAAGATGGAACAATTGAATGGTGTTTATTACATCTTCATGAGGGAGATGGAACAATGAGTGAAAAGAAAAAAATGTTCTCTGATTCACGCTGGAATGATACATCGAAGCCGAAAATAATTGGCTATCGGGATATCACGGAGGAGGAAGAGGAGAAATATAGCAAGATGGCCCAGGAGTTTCTGCGGAAAAAGGGAGTTATAAAGAAAGACAAATAAAGACATTCACGCTTAGGCGAGGGTGTCTTTTTATTATGTCTTGGGAGGTGCCACATGCCGAAACGTTATAAAAAAAGTGTCTATATAGAGGTCCTGGAATTCATTAATACACCTGATAATCACCAGGAAATTATTGATTTTACAGGGCTACCGATATCTGTGGAATACACCAGCGATGGTGTGCAGCAACTCCGGGTGATTCGTGGTGCCTACAGCGTCTTAGTAGCCAAACTAGGCGAGTGCATAGTCAAAGAGGCAGATGGATTTCTTCGGGTCTACACCAAAGAAGCGCTGGAGTTAGAATATGAACTCATGGTAACTGAAAGTTGACGGGCTCCGGATGAGACTGCTGGGGCCTATGTATTACCCTACTCGCGGTCGGAGTATATCGACCGGCTCCCCTTAGCTGGAGAGCAGCTATAAAAATCTATGGAGGCTGATGATAAATGGATTGGTTAAAAGAGTTGTTGAAGAACGCTGGGTTTGATGAGTCGAAGATTGACGCCCTGATCGGTGACGTGAATAAGGAGCTGCCGAAACATTTCGTACCGAAGTCGCAATATAATGATGTCGTCGATGCCCGCAAGAAAGCAGAGAAGGAAGTGACGGATCGAGATAAGCAACTGGAGGACCTAACGAAATCCAGCGGCGATGCAGATGCACTTAAGCAGCAGATCCAAAAGCTCCAAGAAGACAACAAGACGGCCAAGGAAAAGTATGAGGCCGAAGCCAAAGCGTTGAAGCTCAGCACGGCAGTCAAGCTGGCTCTTGCTGGCAAAGTACATGATCCTGATATTGTAACGGGACTGCTTAACACGGATCTGATCCAGTTGGACGACAATGGGAATGTTACAGCTGGATTGGACGACCAGATCAAAGCCCTGCAGACGAGCAAGGCTTTTTTGTTTGTCCCTGAAGACAAAGGCAATGGTCAGTTCCAATTCCGCGGGGCAAATCCATCTGAAGGAGGCGGGGGAGGAAACGGTGGGGGATCCGGCGACAACAAGGCGGCTGACTTCGGAAAACGCATCGCGGACTTTGCGAAATCTAATGCGGCAACGAGTGATGCACAAAAATCTTATTTTGGAGAGTGATAAGGAATGAAATTTGTACAGACCGATTATGGCAACCGGAAAGAAATCCTCAAATTCCCGGATCATTACGTGAACATGCCAATGACCGTGGATAACACCGGCATAACTGCCAATGCTGACGGGAAAAAGATTGTACCTGCCGGCACTATTATGGGTGGTGGCGTACTAACAGATAGCTCGAAGTTGGCTACCAAAGCGAATGGTAGTACTGCAGAAGGTGTGTTGTTTTATGACGTGGACGTGACCTACGGACCGGCACCGGGGGCGTTGACGATTCATGGTTTCGTTGACCTGCAGAAGTTGCCGGAAGCGCCGACCGAAGAAGCAATAGGGGCCCTCAAACAAATTACATTCATCGCCTAATTGGCGGAAAGGAGCAATTTACATGCCTAGCATTTTTGATTATGTGACAGCGTCAGCCATTGCCTCGTATGTCACCAACAATCCAAGCAATAACATTCCTTACCTCGGAGCAACCCTGTTCCCTGCGCGGAAGAAACTCGGACTTGATCTGTCGTGGATCAAGGGAGCCCGTGGCGTCCCGGTGTCTCTGCAACCGTCCGCATTCGATGCCAAAGCTACGCTCCGTGACCGGATCGGCTTCAAGAAAGTTGAAACGGAGATGCCGTTTTTCCGTGAAGCGATGAGGCTTGGAGAAAAAGATCGTCAGGAATTGCTTCGTCTTCAGGATAATACCAATGACCAATATATCATGCCGTTATTGACTCAGATATTTGATGATCGAGCACAGCTTGTAGCCGGTGCTCAGGTTATTCCAGAAAGGATGATCATGCAACTCCTATCGAGTGGGCTAATCCGTATCACATCGGATGAAACGCGCCAGGACTACGATTACAATTATGGATTTGCGGGAAGTCACAAAGAAATCCTAGCCGGTTCTGCCGTTTGGTCCGATCCAAACAGCGTACCAATTGAAGACATTCAGCGTTGGAAACGGATCATCAATCAGGACACTGGCGCCACGATAACCCGAGCGATTTGTACGGAGAAAACATGGGGTTATTTGATGCAGCACCCGGCTATTCGGCTGGACATGAACCCAGTCGGCGGCCAAAACATTATTATGACGGATGAACTGCTGCGAGCATATCTGCTCAACAAATTGAAAATTAGGGTTTCTGTGTATAACAAAATTTACGCACTACAGGATGGCACCACACATCAATTCTTCCCGGACGACTTCTTTACACTGATTCCGGACGGAAACCTCGGAACCACTTGGTATGGCACAACGCCGGAAGAGGCAGATTTGATGGCCGGTGCAACGTCCGCTGAGGTATCCATTGTCAACACAGGTGTAGCGATTACCACGATTAAGGAGCCACACCCGGTTAACGTAGAATCGATCGTTTCCGAGATCGTACTTCCATCGTTCGAGACCATGGATACAGTGTTTATTGCGAGAGTGGCAGTATAGGGAGGGGCATCAGCCTCTCCTATTTCTTTTGACTAGAAAGGAGAATGAATGTGGCAAAGAAAAACGAAAATACAGTAGCTGATCAAGTGCAAACCGAACTGACGGTCGAGGAGGGCAACCGAGGACCTGCCCCGACTCCGGAAACACAGCCGGCACAAAATCCGTCAGTTGCATCCGGAGATGGATCCCCCCCAACAGCGAAACAAAAGAAAACGATCCGAGCAGTGTTTCTGACAAACTGCACCCATAATCGTGATCGATATCAGGCAGAACAAAAGGTAAATCTGCCGGAGGATGTTTTCAATGAATTGCTACAAGCCAAAGCAATTCGACCGCTAGGGGAGTAGTGCGGATGATTACCGCTCCTGACGTATGGCCTCTTGTCAAATTACGATTGGGGCTGGAGAACGATACCCACAAGTCGCTTGCAGAATTATACATTGAGGAGCTTGGTCAGCGGATCCGGCACGATATCAATCAACAGCGGATTCCCGATGGCTTGTTACACACTTGGGCTGCGATGGCGTCAGCTGCACTGTCTGCGGAACAAGGACAGATATTGTTCCCGCTGCCTGAGCAGGTTAAGGCGCAGGAGGTATCAATTGGAGATACATCGGTCAAGACGTCTTTGGTGACACCAGTTGCCCCTCCAAGGCCGACCGTGGCCGTTATGGATCAAGTAGTCTTTGATTACCGGATTGACCTTAACCACTATCGAAAGCTGAGGTGGTGACCTTTGATCGACCATAATGAGTACCGCCAGGCCATTGAACAGATGTATGAGTACCGCGCCACGATCAGCCGGCATGTCTACGTGAAGGACCCGAAAACCAAAGAAGAAAAGCAGGTGCTTGAAGAGGTATACCTGAATCAGCCCTGCAAGCTGTCACAAACCGGACTAGCAAAAAACGGCCAGGGTGAGGATGCTAACATTCTGCAATATGATGCCAAACTGTTTATAGCTCCGGAACTAGAAATAAAGCAGGGGGATTTAATCAGCGTGACGCGAGTGGCAACGGGCCGGGCAACGGTGTATAGCGCCGGAGAACCGTTCCCGCCTTATCAATCACACCAGGAGATAAACCTGACGGCAAAGGACTGGGCGTAATGGGGAAGCTCGGGAGCTTTGATTTTTCCGAGTTTGTTAAATTTTCGGGCAATCTCAAAGCCATGAAAAAAGCTTGGCCGGGGTTTGTGAGGGAGTGTGTGGCCGAGCTGGCGAACCGGTTGTTGGCCGAGGTTGTCCCCCGCACGCCAGTCCGAGACGCGGCAGACGGCGGGGATCTTCGACGCAGTTGGACAATCGGGCAGGTGATAATGACGGCAGACGGGGGAGCTGAGATCGAGGTGTTCAACCCTGTTTATTATTCGGCCTACGTTGAATATGGCCATCGGACCCCGAATCACGAAGGATGGGTGGAGGGACGGTTCATGATGACCCTTTCCGCTCAAAAGCTGGAGCGCGAAATACCCTGGATCCTGGAGCGCAAGCTTGATAAATTTCTCAAAAAATATATCAGGAGGTAGTGCCGTGCAGATAACCTATAATGTTGTGCGGTATGCGGTGCACGCTGCCCTGGACATAGCCTTCCCAGACATTCCCCTATCCGGCGAAGAGATCAAGCAGAATCTTGATCCACCTCGCTTTTTTGTGCGCTTGTTAGAACCGGCCCATACGCAAGAGCTTGGTTGCCGATACCGCCGGGATCATCCCTTCGTGATTCGATACTTTGCCCAGACGCGGACCAACGAGGAAATGTACACGATGGCTGAGCAGCTGACATCGGCCCTTAAATGGATCAATGTTGGCAGCCGGGGATGGACAGGCCAAGGCATGAATTTTCATATCATTGATGATGTGCTGCATTTCTTTGTGACGTATAGTCTGCTTGTCTGGGAGCAGCCACCAGACGATCCAAAGATGCAGACACTCGTACAGGAGGGAAATGTAAATGAGTAAGCGAGAGGAAAAGGAAGTGGTTGTGCCCGCTTCTGCACCATTAGCTGAATCGGCGTACGAAAAGGCGCAATTTTTGGTGTCAAGCCGATATACTCCAGCGCAGCGTGACATCTTAGCTGCCGTACTGGAGGATGGAAAGAGTTATACAGACAACCAGGCTAAACAAGCACTGGAGACGTATCTGAGAAAGGAGTTGAAGTAAGATGGCAGGAGGAACATGGGTAACACAAAACAAAGTCAGACCGGGTACCTATATCAATTTTAAGGCGCGCCCGCAGCCGCTCGGCTCCCTGGGCGACCGGGGAATCGCGGCATATCCGGCGGCACTGCCTTGGGGGGATCCTGCAGGCGTGATTGTCCTGGAAGCTTCGGAATTTATGGATAAATCTCTTGAGCTCGTCGGTTTCCGTGCAACAGATCCGCGTATCCGTCATATTACCTCAGCTGTGAATAATGCTAGTACCGTTTTGCTGTACCGTCTCGGCGGATCTGGCGCAGTCAAAGCCAAAATAACGGAAGGGACCTTGACGGCAACTGCCAAGTGGGGCGGCAGCCGAGGGAACGACCTGCAGGTTGTGATACAGAGCAATATCGATGATCCGGCGGCGTTTGATGTCATCACACTCCTGGATGGCGAAGAGGTCGATTTACAGACGGTTACCGTAATCGAAGAGTTGCAAGCGAGCGTCTTTATCGATTGGTCCGGTTCAGGCGCGTTGACAACAACAGCTGGTGTGAAGCTTGCCGGGGGGACGGACGGGACCGCCAGCGGAGCAGATTTCTCGGCAGCCCTTAGCGCCTTCGAAGCGTATCAATTCAATGTCTTGGGTGTTCCTTTGGATGATTCGACGAGCAAGCAGCTGACCGCGGCTTACGTACGTCGGCAGCGGGAAGAGGAAGGAAAGAAAATCCAAGCGGTACTGGTAGATTATGCAACGGCAGACTACGAGGGTATTATCAGCTTGCGGAACGGTGTTATCACTTCTGACGGGCTGCAGGTGTCACCTGAAATGCTGCTGTGGGAAATCGCAGCGATGCAGGCAGCGGCCAACGTGAACGAGTCGCTCACCTATGCGGCCATTCCTAACGCCGTTGATGCTTTTCCTCGCCTGACCAACAGTGAGACGATCACAGCTCTCAAAAACGGTGAATTGGTCATCACGGCCACAAACGGAGCTGCAGTGATCGAACAGGATATCAACACGTTGACGAGCTTCACGCCAGATCGCAGCAGGGCCTTTTCGAAGAATCGGGTCATTCGGGTCCTGGATAGTTTGGGTAACGATATCAAGCGGATTTTTGATCAGTTCTACATTGGAAAGGTATCCAACAACGATGATGGCCGCGCATTGCTGAAAGCAGAGATCGTATCCTACCTGAATACCCTGCAAGGGCTTGGCGCGATCCAGAACTTTGACAGTCAAACCGATATTGCTGTTGCACCAGGTGCTGATGTGGACGCTGTACTGGTTGAGCTGAGTATCCAGCCGGTAGACAGCATCGAGAAAATCTACATGACTGTGGAGGTGGTATAAGATGGCTTTTTTCCGCGAACAAGACGCAATTAGTGGTAAGTATGCGAAAGCTTATGCGACTATCGATGGTCGCGTTTTGGAATTATTTTATGCAAAATCGCTTGAATCGACTATTGAAAAAAATAAAGTGGACGTCCCAGTCCTTGGCAAGACCAATACACCGCAGCGATCCGCAGGATGGGTTGGAACAGGGACGATGACGGTTTACTATGTGAGTTCTGTATTTCGTCAACTTATGCGCAAATACATTCAGACCGGCGAGGACTTTTGGTTTGACTTGATGGTCACCAATGAGCAGCCAGGCAGCTCGACAGGAAAGCAAACGGCTATGCTGATTGGCTGTAACGTGGACAGCGTAGTCGCTGCACAATTTGATGCCACCAGCGATGACATGTTAGAAGAAGAAATCCCGTTCACGTTCCATGATTACGATATTCAGGATCAATTTAGCGAAATTACAGGTAGATGACAAAAAGGCGCAGCCGATAAGGTTGCGCCACTCTTATTCTAAAATATGGAGGATGATGATATATGAACCTGCAAGACTTTCTGAATGCTAACCCGGTGGACAACTTAACTGAAGATGTGTCTATCTCTCCGCGATTTAAGGACGAGAAAGGGAATCCCTTAAAATTCACGATTAAAGCCATGACCCCGGGTGAATTTGAGGACATCCGAAAAAAAGCGACTCAAATCAAAAAGGGCAAGAAGGTTGAATTTGATAATCAATTATTTAATCTCAGCATTGCGATCAATCATACAGTCAGTCCCGATTTTCGGAATGCCGAATCTATTAAAAAGCTCGGTGTGGCAACTCCGGAAGATTATGTTCAAAAGGTGCTGCTGGCTGGCGAACTCTCCACGTTGGTCCAAAAAATCAACGAATTGAGCGGTTTTGATGTAGCGATGAATGACCTGGTGGAAGAGGTAAAAAACTAATCAATGAGGGCGATGCTGACGCGAATTATGCGTACTACGCCCTCCATGAGCTGCATATTCTTCCACACCAACTCATGGCGATGACGGTCCGGGAACGGGCTGTGGTTTATGCTATGATTTCGGTTCGAATTGATAAGGAGAAAAAAGAAGCGAGAAAGAGAAGAAAAAAATAGAATTATTAACCATTATGATGTACGATATGGGTAAATATTCCCATGTATATAGGAGCGTGATAATGGTGTGGTTATTGCTTTTCATAGTTGCGATTTTTATCGGAGCTATAGTCGTTCTTGTGAATCAGGCAAGGAAAAACAAGAAGATCAAGCAAGAAGCTATAGGCCGTGGAGCTTACGATGGTGTTGTTTGTAAACATATCGAAGGTCTAGGGATTGGTGATAAAGCATGTAATGTACTTGCATTTGATAATGAAATTCAAGTTGAGGCGGCTAATAAATCTACCTTCAGAATTCCAATTGAACGTGTAAGAGCTTTTGTTACAAAAAGCCAACAGGAATTTGAGGATGTAGATCGGAGCGTTGTAGGAAGAGCTGTTGTGGGTACCTTATTGGTTCCTGGTTTGGGGACTATTGTTGGTGGGATGTCTGGATTGAAAAATAAAAAGAAAAAGAAAGGTGGAAAAAGCTTTTATTTAATCATTAACTACGTTGATGCCAGTGGGGAATTAAAAGGGGTAACATTTCAGGATGATTTAAACATTACGCGTCTTACCTCTTTCACGAAGGCAGTGAATGATAAATTATCCTCGAAATCGTACGGTCAAGTAATTGATTTATAAATCGTTAAAGACGCCTGCTAAGGCGTCTTTTTTGTTGGTAAAGGAGGTTATCCAGTGCCGACTATTGCAACCCATCTGAATATGATGACTAACTTTAGTGGCCCCCTCAAGGCAGCAATTCGTCAGACTAATACAGCTATCTCCGCTATGGAAAATTTGAGACGAGTAGTAGAGCGACCAACGCATGCTGATATTGATGTCACTTTGGACTCCTCCCAGGCAATGCAAGAAGCACGACAGGTAAACCAGGAGGTATCAAGGCGTTTAGGCACCATTACTGGTGAAGTTGAAATAGATGTAACGACGCAAGTTACCAACGCCATAGGGCGGCTTGATGGTCCAATCAATCGCGTACGCTCAGAAATTGACCGATTGGCTGATGTTATACAATCACAGAACCAGCAATCTTCAGGGAACGGGGGTTCAGACGGAGGAGGAGTTATCCTTGGCTCCGGTGGATTTATTGCAGCGCTAGCAGGTGTTCTAGGCGCTGGTGCCCTTGTTAATAGCTCTGTAGGGGGCGCAATGGAGCAACAACAGTTACAAGGCACCCTTCAAGCTCAAGTTGGCATTGATGATACGCAAGCGGCTATGATGGCCCAACAGGTTCAAGGAGTTTGGGCAGCTGGGTGGGGCGAGTCCCTTGCAATGGTCAATAACGATATGGCAACTGTACGTCAAAACCTAAGCGGATTGTCTCAAGAAGCTTCCAAGGCGTATACCGAATCTGCGTATGCTGTTCAGCAAGTAGCCAAGGGACAGACCGACATCCAAGAGTTATCCAAAGTAACGCGGACGCTTATGGCTAACTTTGAAGGCTTGGGCGAGACTCAAGCCCTTGACCTCATTACTACAGGATTCCAGCGAGGCGGGGATTACGCCAACGATATGTTGGACACCATCAACGAATATGCTGTTCACTTCGCAGGTCTCGGCATGTCACCGGAACAAATGTTCTCAACTCTCATTTCGGCGAGCCAAGAGGGGGCCTGGAATTTAGACAAGGTAGGGGATGCTGCGAAGGAAAGCTTTATTCGTCTTCAGGACCTCTCTGATTCCAGTAGAGAAGGTCTTCAAGCCCTCGGGCTGGATGCGAACCAGGTGGCAGCAGATATTGCAGCTGGAGGTGACTCGGCAAATCGAGCTTATCAAGCTACATTGCTAGCTCTCGGGAATATGGATAATGCGCTAGACAGAAATACAGTTGGCGTCAAATTATTCGGCACCCAATGGGAGGATATGGAAGACTCAGTAATTCTGGCCATGGCAGCAGGGCAAAAAGGTCTTGGAGAGTTTGAAGGAGCGACCGCCAAAGCTATGGAAGCTTTACAAAACAATGGAGCATTCCAAATGGAACAATTGAAACGCAATTTCGCCTTGGGCTTTGCTGAGGCTGGGCGTGGGTCTGTCGAGGCACTTTCTCCGTTATTAACAATGCTTAATGATGCGTTTCAAGCAGGGAAATTTCAGCCGTTCTTTGATGGGTTGTCTAATGTTTTGACATTTACACTAGAGTTGATTGGTTTACTTGTTGAGAATGCCCTTTGGCTTTCGAATACAATCGTCGAGAATTGGTCAGGGATCAGTCCGATTGTATGGGGGATTGTTGCCGCATTAGGCGCTTACTGGTTGATGACTCAAGGTATAACGTTGGCTCTACAAGTCGCTAAGCTAGCGCAAATTGCTTTTAACGCAGCCATGAGCGCAAATCCTTATGTTCTTGTAGCGATGCTTCTTATTGGAATCGTCACCGCTTTGATTACACTTTGGAACACTAATGACGAGTTTGCAGCTGGGTTTTTGAGAGCCTGGAACGGGATCCTAAACTTCTTCGATCAGATACCGATCTTCTTCACATGGGTCGGTAATGGAATCGCCTCGGCTTTTGATTGGGCGAAAGTAGAAACCCTTAAAATCGTGGACTCAATGGCCAATGGGGTCATAGATCGGATTAACTGGCTGATTGAGAAGCTTAAAAATATTGTTCCAGGTCTAGCCATTGACACACTTGGACATTTAGAACTATCCGGAAACGCTGCAGTTGAGGCAGAAGCAGCGAGACAGTCAAGAGCTGCAAACTTGGAGTCAATGCAGCAAGACGCAGCAGGCAAAGCAGCTGAACGCGAAGCGAACGTCCAGAAGTTTTTGGGTGATCGTGAATCCAAGCGTGCTAAGGAAGCCGCTGAAAAGGCTGCACAGGAGGCGGCGCAAAAAGCTGCAGAAGAAGCGGCTAAACAAGCAGCGGAGGCCGCGAAAAATCAGCAGTTAGGCAGCGTTCCAGGGTCAGGTTCAAGCTTACCAAGCAGGGTAACAACTCCGCAGCTGCCTACTATTGGCGTGGGAGACAAGGACATTGGCAAAGTGGGCAAGGTGGGCCAGGTCGATAAAATCAAGGATAAAGTGGATATTTCCAGCGAGGATCTCAAGATGCTGCGGGAGCTTGCGGAGATGAAGAACATCCAGAACAACGTTACTCTACAGCCATCGATCAGCTTTGGTGACACACACGTCCGAAACGAAAGCGATATTAATACCATTGTTGCCCACATTACGGAGAAGTTGGAGCAAGATATTGCTTCCTCGGTTGATGCCGCGTATACGTAAGGAGGATGGTAATGCGAGTATATGGAGTTGAACTGAGTTACAACAACAAGGAAGAGGTGCTGCAGCTACCGATTAACCCCTCCGAAATGGAAGTCGGCGAAACCGGGAAAGGCAGTACTTACGATGTGGTGGGCCTAGGGGAGATTAACGTGATCAAAGATCGACAGCTGACAACCTATGGCTTTAGTGGCCTATTCCCGGCCCAATGGTACCCCTTTGTAACTACAGATGATCTGCTGCATCCGGTAGAGTATATCAAGATGATTGAAAAGTGGATGACGACCAAACGGCCCATTCGCTTTATTTTTACCTCGGACACCTATGACATCAACACACCAGCCAGCATTGAGTCTTTTACCTGGCGTGAAGTTGCTGGCAGCGGCGGGGATATCGAGTATACGCTGCAGCTAAAAAAATACGTATTTTACGCGGCCCGGAAAATTGTTAAGGAATCGACAAATGGAGGCGGCCGCGTCCAGAAGAAGAAAGCGGCGGCTCGGCCGAATGACAAACAGCAGCCGAAGACGTACACCATGGTTGCTGGTGACAGCCTATGGAAAGTCGCACAGATGAAGCTTGGGAATGGGGCGCGCTGGAAGGAAATCCAGCAGCTTAACGGAATCAAGGACGCCGAACTTAAGCGGCTTCCGATTGGGAAGGTGTTGAAGTTGCCATGACGCTGGATGTGAAAATCTTGAATCGGCAGGGCACCGGTAATGAGTGGGATGTAAGCGAAATCGTTGAGGGCTTAAGCTGGAAGACATCCCGGATCGGCAAGGCTGGCAGTGTCTCCTTCACGATGGTTAAAGGCTCCCCGTTTGAATCATCCGATTTTACGTACAACAACGGCGATATCGTGCGGATCCGAGTCGATAAAACAAACATTTTCCACGGTTACATTTTCAGCATTGACGAGGGCCGAGACGAGGCGGTCACCATCACGGCGTATGATCAGATCCGCTATCTCATGAATACGGACACTTACGTTTTTAAAGGGGTGACGGCCACGGAGATCCTACAGCGGATCGCGAAAGATTTCAACTTGAAACTGGGGAGCGTAGTCGATACAGGATACAAAATTCTGACGATGTCCGAGGATGGCCAGAAGATGCTCGACATCGTTTGCAAGGGAATAACCATTACCTATGCAAACACCGGTCGAGACTACTGCTTGTATGATGATTTTGGGTCGTTGTGCCTGCGCGGTATCAATGATGTGGAGTTGGATTTGATTGTCGGTGACGGCAGCCTGATGTATGACTATGAGATCAAACGGTCTATCGATAGCGATTCCTATAATCAGATTAAGCTGTACAAAGATAATAAGAAGACCGGCAAGCGCGAGATTTATATGGCCAAGGACAGCGCCAATATTAAGCGCTGGGGTGTGTTGCAGCTCTATGAGTCTGTAGACGAAGACATGAACAAGGCACAGATTAATGCACTACTAAGTAAACTGGCGACGTTGAAAAACCGGGAAACGAAATCACTGAAGGTGAACGCCTTGGGTGACATTCGTGTGCGTGCGGGTATGCGCGTCCGAATCGTCATATCTGAATACGGCGTCGATCAGGCCCTATTGGTTGATGAATGTTCGCACGATTTTGATGGAGCTGCCCATACCATGTCATTAGATCTAAGGGTGGTGTAAGATGGCAGATCTACTCAATACATTAAAAAAAGCTGCTGTAAGTGCAGTGGCTGCGGGGAATCCAACCGTGGTCATGTTCGGTACGGTGAGCAGTGCAGATCCGCTGGAGGTAAACGTTGATCAACGGTTTACGCTTCCTGCGGATTTTTTGATTGTTCCGGAATCCTTAATTCATTTCGAAATAGATTTTCACCATGACCATGAGTATACAGATGACACCGGCACCGGATCCAGCACGAAAAAAACCGAGTCCGCCCTGCCGGTTAAACCTATCGTCATCCGCCGAGGGCTGAAGGTAGGCGATAAGCTGCTGATGATGAGGGTCCAGGGTGGACAGAAATTCATTATTTTGGACAGGGTGGTGGATGCATGATCCCAGAAACAGACGAAAATCTGCTAGATGAGTCCTTGGAGGATCGGCCACAGCCCTCCCTTACCTGGCACATTGATTTTGATAAAGGGCGGATCATCGGCAAAACCGACGGGCTTGTCGCCATCCAGCAGGCGGTCTTTAAGGTCTTCCAGACGTATCGCTTTTGGTACGACATTTATAGTTTTGACTATGGGCATGAGCTGACGTTATTGCTGGGTAGCAGCCCCGAATTCGTTCAGTCTGAGGCGACTCGGATGGTCCAGGAGGCGCTTTTGCCTGATGACCGAATCGAGGCTGTGGACAACGTAGAAGCCGTGATCAACGGCGATCAGATTATCATCCGATTTACAGTAGTGACAGTGTACGGCAGTTTTGAGCAGGAGGTGAGCCGAATTGTATGAGCACATGACCTATGACTTTATTTTGCAGCGAATGCTCTCCCGGGTCCCAGATACGCTTGATAAGAGGGAAGGTAGTGTCATTTATGATGCCTGTGCGCCAGCAGCGGCCGAGCTGACGCAAATGTATATCGAGCTGGATGTCAACTACAATCTATCATTCGTGGATACGGCTAGCGGAGAGTACCTGAGCCGGAATACAGCGGAATTCGGCGTTAACCGAGCTGGGGCGTCACCGGTTGAGCGCAAGGGAATGTTTTATAACTCGGCCAATGCACTTATGGACGTGCCTCTTGGCGGCCGTTACGCCATAGGCGATCTAACCTTTTTTGTTAAGGAAAAGATCAGCATCGGAACGTTTAAAATGGCCTGCGAGACACCGGGCACGGTCGGCAATGAACAGTTTGGGACACTCTTGCCGATTGACTACGTGGCTAATCTGGCCAGGGCGGAGCTGGTTGAAGTGCTAGTCCCAGGTGAGGACGAGGAGCCGGACGATCTCTTGCGCGAACGCTTTTATGCAGCGGTCAATGAACCGGCTTTTGGCGGTAACGTTGCCGATTACAAACAGCGTGTCAATAGCATTCCCGGCGTAGGGGCGACCAAGGTCTATCCGGTCTGGCAGGGCGGGAGCACCGTCAAGTGCACCATCATTGCCGCTGACTGGGAGCCGCCTTCTCCTACCTTGGTTAACGAGGTACAAACGATTATAGACCCTACCGTCAACCAAGGAATGGGTGTCGGCCAGGCGCCAATTGATCATATAGTGACGATCACGGGGGTGGCCGGGATTACGATCAATGTCGAGACGACTCTGACCCTAGCGAATGGAGTAACACCAGGCCAGATCCAGGCAGACGTTGAGGCTGTCATCGCATCCTATCTGCTTGAGCTCCGCAAGGACTGGTCCAATCAAGCGCAGCTGGTTGTAAGGAGCGCACAGATCGATGCACGCATCTTGGCAGTCACCGGCGTTGAGGACGTCACCGGCACGTTAATTAATGGATCGGCAGCCAATCTGACGCTGGGCAACGATGAGGTGCCGGAGATGGGGACGGTGTTGATCCATGGCTGATAGTCGTATCCTTATACACTTACCTGACTTTTTTGGAGAGATCGAGGATTTCGTGGAGCTCGACGAAACGGAGACAATTGAACTGGATCTACTCCAGGGCGCGGTAGACCAACTCTTTAATGACCAATTTGTTGATACGTCCGGACTACAGGCTATCAAACGGAGGGAGCAAATGCTGGGCATCCAGGCGGACCCGGCGACGGAAACGCTGGATTTCCGCCGTCGCCGCATCCTGAACCGCTATCAGACGAAGCCGCCGTTTACCATCCGATACCTGCAGCAGCAGCTTGATATGCTGGTCGGACCTGGAATGACTATCGTCTCCCGTGATCCTGAAAAACGTTTGCTTACGGTGACGGCCAACATTGATAACGCCAGCGTTTTCCGCGAGGTTCTCCACACGATCGAGACGATCAAGCCGGCGAACATGGTCTACCAGCAAAACACAGCGCTTGAAGGCGGGATTGAACTGAAAAGTCATTTGAAGATGAAGGAAATGATTTGGAACTATAAGCTCGACGGAACGTGGAAACTTGGGGAAAAGCCGTTTCTTTCTTATGGACCGGAGGTGTCGATTAAATGATAACAGCTGGCCTTTTACATGGTGTTGCGGAATACGTCAATAGCTGTGTCGCAAAGGTGGTCATCAACGGAACTTACACTATCACGGATTTTGAGGTCAAGGCGGTTACGGATAACGTGCTTGCGCTCAATTACATCGTGCCAGTGGCGGAAGTCTCGCTGATCACGTTGGTCGAGCTGAAAGACGCGGCGGATAATGTGTTGACATCCGATCTGGTAAATGTCCCAATAGTGGCAGATCATTTGATGCTACAGACGATTGAAGTGAAGGAGGCAAAGTAACATGGCAAGAACAGACTGGGGGCCTGACGACGAGGTAAAGCCTACAGACATGAATGGAATAGGACAGGAAATTATTGATTTGCAGAATGCTATAGAGGCTGGTGGAGAGGCACTTAAGGAAGTCTCTGATCGAGCAGTACCGGCCATGAACAGACTCGAAAATAACTATAAAGGCCCCGAAGCTCCCATTAGTGATTATCCTGAAGGAGTTACGGTTTTTTATGTTGGTGCCGGAACAGGAGGGCAAGGGGCAGCATGGAGGACTGCGACAGGATCAACCGAGGGATTTGGTTTTGTAAAGACTATCCGAGTTGGAACAGGCGGTTATCAGATATATACGGAAATGTATACCGGTACAGACTCAACCAATACAACAAACAATAAGCAGTACAAACGTGTGAAACGAGATTCAAACGCGTTTTGGCAGCCATTTGAACGTATTCTGGATCTGAGTGATTACAATGCTCTTTCTGCGCCAGACTACATTAAACAGCCTGCCTATATTGAGGTTAGGGGGACATCCAGTGGCTATATCACTATCACCCCTCCTGACCCTATGTTGAAATTCATCGATGGTGAAGGGATAGTATTAAGAATTCTAGAAGAGGGTTCGCAACCTCCTGGCATCATTCTCCCCGTATCCCCGACGGTTACCCAGAATTTCCCGCTGCTCAATACCGATGGTAGTGAGATGCTGATGGACCAGCTTAAAAAAGGGGGGACATATGTCTTCAGATACACGGTTGGTTATGGCTTTAGGTTGGAAGGTAACCCTTATGGAGGCTTATCCGCCAAGAATACGGTACAAATTCAGCCCTCCATTGATATGACAGAAGTGCTGGCTCTGCCTTTTACCCATACTCTTGTCCGGCCCTACGGAAAAATGTTTCGGATCGGGATTCACTATGAGATCATATCGAATGGGCAAAGACAGAGTGGTTTTCAGATTCAAATTCGTTACCCGACATACACCGGCAGCGGAACCTTGAATGTAGTAGACGGAAATGTAGTCTACCCTCCGAACCATTATTCTTTACCAACTTTTACGGTAGTAGCCACTACATCAGGTCCGGTACCGGAGAATGACAGCATACGTATTGTTGCGTTTAGTAATTCACAAATTACGGCAAGAGTTTACGCAATCATTGAGGAGGTCTAAGTTGCTATGGCTGAATTTGTACTACCACCCATGTTACCTACTCTAAGGGATCTGACCACTACTACTTTGTTTTCAAGAGCAAGCTGGCAAGCAACTCTAACGCGCTATGAATTGGATTATTACGATCCAATAAAATTGTATGAAGGTACATGCATTGTAATTCGCCCTTTGGTCTCGAATTCTAAGGCGGATCCCAAGCTATATCACTTTAGTTTTGGTGAGATTCCTCTACAGACTTCTGCACTTACAGGTTTTTCTGTTAACAGTCTCAAGATGGGGGGCGTATACACCTTCAGGTATGCAGGAGGAATTTTCATTTCGCAAGGGGTGTAAGGAAGAAGAATATAACAATCTGTGAAGTGCCCCTGGGTGGTCCAGGAGCCTTTTAATTGACAGAGACAGGGGGAAGAAGGGTGGACAGAGTACAAACAGAAATGCTTCAGCGGATCACCAGAGTGGAAACCAAGGTGGATAACATGGATGAGAAGTTGGACAGGGCGATTAATGCTAACGAGACAGCAATCAAAGCATTACACGAAGCAGAAACGGCACATGACAGGCTAGATAAAATTGAAGACGGTCAAAAATGGCTCTGGCGTACATTTGCCGGGGCTTTTGTTTTGGCAATAGCAGCTTTTATTATTGCTGGTGGACTTAAATAAAATTGAGAGGATGAATGTATATGGAATGGAACATGATTTTTGAATTGATAGATCCGCGGTTGCTTATCGTAGTGGCTACATGTTGGGTTATTGGTGGCATATTGAAGAAAACTCCAAAGGTTCCGGATTGGAGCATCGTCTACATTGTTCTGATCGTTGCTGTCTGGTTGACGATCGGTTTGCTTGGATGGTCGGTTGAAGCTTTAATTCAAGGCATCCTGGCCGGAGCCTTTGCTGTGTTGGGTCATCAGGCGGTTAAGCAAACGAAGGAAGGGATCAAGTCATGAAGAAGGTATGGATAGACGCAGGTCATGGCGGCAAGGATCCGGGAGCAGTCGGGAATGGTTTGCGGGAAAAGGATATTGTTCTAACCGTATCCCTCGGAGTCAAGGAGAGGCTTGAACGTGATTACGAGGGTGTGAAGGTGTTTCTTTCCCGGTCAACGGATGTATTCCTAGAGCTCAAAGAGCGGACCGATGCAGCTAATAAAGCCGGGGCTGACATCTTGGTGTCCATCCATTGCAACGCTGGGGGCGGCGCTGGCGGGTTCGAGTCTTTCAGGTACACCAATGCTTTAGCAGCTTCTCGGTCATTGCAGAACGTGCTGCATACCGAGATTATGGGAGCATTGAAACCGTTTGGTGTAATCGATCGTGGCCAGAAAGCGGCGAACCTGCACATGTGCCGTGAATCTAAGATGCCGGCAGTCCTATCTGAAAACTTGTTTATTGATGTGACAACTGATGTGGCCAAGCTTAAGCGGCAGGAAGTTATTGACGCATTGATCGTCGGGCATGTCTCAGGGATTGCGAAGTATTTGGGCCTTAAAAAGAAGAAAGATGCAGTTGTCGCGAATGATAAGGTGAATGTTACAGTGAACGGGAAACGGATCAAGGACGGAAAGCTAGTGAACGGTGTAACCTATGTACCTCTCCGGGCTGTTGGTGATGCGCTTGGTGCAAAAATTGGTTTCGACAACAAAACCAAGACAGCCACACTCGACAAAAAATAGTCTTCGTAGATATTTTGAATTTAACAAAAAAACACCCCTGCTTGAAATGCTCCAGCAGGGGTGATATTGGAGTGGATGAAGATGAATTACGATGAAAGATTAAACAAGATGGAAAGTCAAATTATCGAGTTAAAATTCCAATTGAAAATAATGCAATCCATCGTTATGTGTAAGCCGCCGGAATGGGCAGAAGCTGCTTTAAAAACAGCTCGAGAAAATGGCATGCATGAATCCCCATACGGTGGAGGCTTGGATTATTATAGATTAATTTCGTATCTCAATGCAAAGGGAATCTTGTGACATCATCCCAACAAATCTTTTAGATTGGATGCTATCGTCTCAATTTCATCCATGGACTTAAAATCCTCCTGTTGATATTTTGATTTTATATATCATTCTATAGTAATGATAGGCAAATGGCGATATGACATAATCATAATACAAACAGATCGAGGATATAAATGTGGTCCGTCCCTGGGTAGTAATACCGCCAGGATCGTGGAATTGGAGAAGCAGCTGCAGGTAATTGAGTCTGAGGATTAGTATTTATAGTATAATTCGAATCAGTTATACTGATTCAGCCCATTACCGACCACGTTATGGAGCAATCTGCGCAAAAAGAGCTCAGTTGGCACCTTAGCCGCTGAGCTCTTTTTATCGTTAAGGGAATAAACTTGCTCGTAAGTGTTAGAATCACCTGAAGATGGGCTTAAAGGATAACACAAATGAATAATTTTGAATATGTTAATGTTAGAACGATGCAATATGAGTTGGGGACAAATTTGGTCCCTTTTTTTAAAACCCCGCTGGCTTAGGCTGGTGGGGTTCTTTTTTACGTTCTGGGCTTATTAACAATTGCACAAAAAAATTACCAGTTTGTGTTGCTTTAAATACTGTTTTCCATGAAATATAATGTCAATAACAATGTTCTATCAAAGTAGCGTTCTGAAAAAAAGACGGGGGTAAAGTTATGAATAAGACATTTCTATTTATTTTAGGGATAATGCTTCTTTTAATATTAATCTATTTATTTGCGAAATAATTTCCAATTACATTTAATAACAAATATGCTAATATTTTAATATAACCATTACATAGGTGAGAAATTATTTCAACTCGGAGGTTATATTATGAAAAGAATGTTAGCATTATTTTTAGGAGTTATGCTTGCACTAGGCTCAGTCTTTGTTGCTCAAGAAACAGTAAGTGCAGATCAAAATACCAAAATTACTCCGGAAAGTTATATCAGCTATCTTTCTGATAAAATCAATGCTGGGGAAGAAGATGTTCAGACAACATTACAGCAATTCAAGGCTTTGACTACAGAGGAACAAAATGCTTTTTTGGAATTCCTTCAGTCAGATGATTATTCTCAAATTTTATTGAATGAAACAGAATCTACTGAAATTAATTGGGATGAGACCAATCTCGAGGTTCCAGTAAAATTATCTCTTGAAGAGAAAACCACTTCATCCCCTGGAAATTCCACATTTGCAGCAACATCTGCTATGGTTACAAAATCGAGAGGCATCTCTGTATTCGGAATCGAAACCACAACGTTAACTGTGGAGCTCTATTATACTCATAATGGAACTAAAGCAACATCTGCAAACGATGTAGTTATGGGCCATAAAAATAATAATCCTGCTTTTTGGGTCACTCCGCAATCTTCCGAGAAATACCTTGATGGAACTGGCTATGCCATTGGCAGAGCTACCTGGACTGTTGCTTCGACGGGCACAGTAGGGGGCTTATCAAGCACATATCATATATGGGTTAAGGATAGTAATGGCAAACATGGTTATTGGAAATATAGTTGGAATCATCATAATGGCGGTTCAAATAACTGGACCAAAATATAGCCTACAGAATTAAAAACTTTAAATAATGGTTATAGCAATAAGATCAGTCTTACTAGTTTCTCTCACTGGCTAGTAAGACTGATTGTTTTCATTTGGTAATGGGTAGTTAATATGGAAGAGGCCAATTTGCACCACAAATTTACTTTAAGAGTAAAAGACCCTACCAGTTAAGTACTGGTTGGGTATTTTTTATCTTTATTACGCCCCTTTAGCCAATCGTATAGCGCTCGTGATTGTTGTGGAGTGTAGAAATTCTTGAAGAACTCCATACTGATTGCCATGTCGGACATATCCAAATATTCTTGTAGTAAATCCTCTGCAACATAAAAATAAAATTCTCCATGTGCGTTAAACGTAGTGAACCGAATCTGTTCCATCTTCTTGATCCTTCCTAGGCATGTTTACACGTATTTTACCTCATAGTTTCTTATACCCAAAACTCAAGAAAATTCCGCATAAGTTGACCAAAACAACTATGTAACAACGTGACAACGTAACTACCTCATTATAAAAATCCCAAAAATGTATTCTGCACGATTGTTCAGGAGGGCCCTGGTAATTTTAGTGGTGACTTTTCCCTTAAATGATAATAATCCCCGCAAGAGGAAGGTATTTAGACCTATTTGTCGAATTATAATACTAAAATATACGACAAAGGGAGTAAACAATGAATTTAAATTACTTTATCGAGTCGATGCCCAATATTGATTCTAATCAAAGTTTACGAGAACCACAGGTTGATGCTTATCGTGCAGTGTATAAACATTTTGTAAACGATAAAAAGAAAGAGCACTCAATTATTGTTCTTCCAACAGGAGTTGGAAAAACAGGATTAATGGGGATTCTTCCATTTGGTATTTCATTTGGGCGCGTTTTAATTGTGACCCCTCAACTTGTTATAAAAGATGCAGTTTTAGATTCCCTCGACCCTGAACATCCTAGGAATTTTTGGCTTGCAAGAAATATCTTTGAGAAGTATGAAGATTTGCCTTCTGTAATTGAATATGATCGTAAGACAAGCGATTGGGAGTTACAAGAAGCCAACATAGTTATACTTAATATTCAAAAGTTACAAGAGAGATTGGATAGCTCACTTATAAATAGAGTTCCTTCTAATTTTTTTGATGTAATAATTATTGACGAAGCTCATCACTCCACTGCTCCAACGTGGGAAACTTCAATGGAATTCTTTTCAGATGCTAAAGTCATTAAGTTAACAGGTACCCCATTTAGGACAGATGGTGAAAAAATAGAGGGTGAATTTGTTTACAAATATCCACTAAGTAAAGCAATGGCAAAAGGGTTTGTGAAGAGTTTAGAGAGAATTCACTATATACCCGATCAAATTTTCCTAACACTCAATAAAAAGGATGATACTGTTTATTCCCTTGAACAAATTCGAGATATGAATTTAAAGGATGAGGATTGGGTGACAAAATCTATCGCCTATTCAAAGGAGTGTAGTATCAAGGTTGTAGAGGAGAGTATTAAGATTCTCGAAGAAAAAAGAAAAACTGGTATACCGCATAAGATAATTGCCGTTGCTTGCAGTATTTGGCATGCCGAGCAAATACAAGAGCTATATGAGCAGCAGGGTTTAGACGTTTCCCTAGTACATAGTAAGTTAAAAAAAGATGAATTAGCAGTAAGATTAAAATCAATCGAAAATCATAAGGTTCAGGTTGTAATTCATGTAGCAAAACTCGGAGAAGGTTATGACCATAAATACTTATCGATAGCGGCTATATTTAGACCATTTAGATCACAACTTCCATACGAACAATTTGTTGGAAGGGTGCTAAGATCAATTGATGCTGAAGAAGTTGTTTCTCCCGAGGATAATATTGCTTGTGTGGTACATCATAAAGAATTGGGATTAGATAAGTTGTGGGAGTTCTACAAAAATGAAAAAAAGAAAAGTGACGTCATTAAGTACCTAGATCGCAGTGAAGAATCTTTTGAACGTTTAACCAAAGCTAGGGTTGAAAAGCAAACTGGAGACGTGATTGAAGATGGAATAGGAATTACTGAGAAGGATATTTTTATTGGAACAGAACTACTAGAAGAACGAGAGAGACGTATTAATGAAGAACATCAAAAGTTAAATCAATTAAAAGAGTTACTACCTAACTTACCGGATGAAACTCTAAGACAAATGATCCGCCGAGAAGAAGAAGGAGAACCAAGTGCTAAGATTCTTCGACCAGATAAATTCTTGTACCGGAAGAAAAGAGATTTGGATGACAGGATAAAAAAAGAAATGGTCCCTGAAATAATTTTGCAATATAATATCTCTAATGAAGGAAATGAACTGAGCAACTCGAAGTTATTCACAGGGAAATATAGTTGGCTCCTCAAAAGAGTGCAAAGTAATACTGGTTTAATAGCTGCATACATTGAGAAGAGAGTAAATGATCTTGTAGGAAATCATGACCGAAATACGTGGAAACCAGAGGAGTACGACGCTGCAAAACAACATGCAGAAGATGTGTTTATTCTTATACAGAAGATACTGGATTCCGAATTGAAAAAGGAGTAGTGAATATGAAGAGTGGAATACACTCACTGTACAATTTAGAAGAGGGGCATATAATAATGCCCTCTGAATTGATCGCTAATGCTAAACTTCCTAACTATGAGTATGTTAAGTTTCACAAGGGACTGGAAGGTCTAACTGTTGAGTGTTGCTGCTTACTAGATGATGACACCAAGGTATTGTTTAACTATTATTTCGATGAAAATGATAGGTTGCTACGTTTAATAGCTGATGATCATGAATACCAAGAAGTATTATTTGATCGATACAGTGAAGCTAAAAAGCTTAGAAGTAAGTTGTATGCTGATAATGGTATCTTGACGAGTAAATAAGCATCATGTACAAAATATATTCAACGGAAACACCGTGTTGTAATCCGATGGCATCGGTAGAAATAACCCTGCAGCTTAATTGCATGCAGGGTTATTTTTTTTATTTCATATCATCCTATGAGCTCAGTTAATACCGGCGTCCGCAACATTCCCGATTTGAACCAGTTTCTAAATTTAACTCGCCCTCGGGTAGTCGGATTCAAATAAACGAATTTTTTATCCTCACCTGTTACAAGGAATTGACTCTTCGAATAAAACTCTTTCCTTGTTGCCTGTGTTGCATACTCTATAATTCCAGCGGGACGGAGCCGACCAGACTCATCAAGGACAGCGGCAAGTAATCCGAACTCGTCCTTGCGATAACCGGTTATAATCACGTCTGTATATGACCAATTGATAACCTTCTGCCAGGCTGGTGATCGGCTACTTACATAAAGACTATTCTTTCGTTTGCCGACCATCCCTTCAAGTTTTCGATTCACCATCTGATTAAACAACGCTTCGCCCGCGTCTTCCACGAAGGGTATGACGCCGAATTGCTGATTTTGCATATTTATACCGGCAAGAATCTCTTTTCGCTGCATCAGCGGCATCTTCCGCAGGTCCTCACCTTTATACTGTAGGATATCGAACACCACATATGTTACGGGTGACGTCCGGGTCAGTTCCTTGATGCGGTGATCCTTCTTAGCCTTGAAACGAGTCATGACTTCCTCAAAGTCTACACCCTCTGGCCCTGTGCATGCTACCTCACCATCCAGGAGAATGTCATCATCAAACGGAACCAATAATTCGGGGTATTGTTGGTTACATTCCGTCTCATGACGTGTATAAAGCCGGATCCGGCCTGACTGTTGGGAGAACAGGAGTCTGTGCCCGTCAATCTTTGGTTCGAATAAATAGTGCGAATCTGAGAACGGAGCTGGCGCTGTTGCGAGTAACATCGGATCAATAAACAT